TACTTACTTTTTAAAATTTATATTTATAATACAGACGCTCCCTAGTGTTGCTGCAAGTTGAAGTGACTTTTCCTAAAGCTGTATATGTTTTTCTGAAAAATTTTAGGACAATTGGACAAACGGCCTTAAGTGCTTGATTTCACAGGGAAAAGGCTTGTCCAGTTTCTAAAAAGTTTTAGGACACCTGTCTACTTTCCGTCCATTTTGTCCGAAAACCGAAAACGAGGATGGCTTCTTGTCCGGTTTTGAGTCCCAAAGCCATCCCAGGACAGATCGGCGGTATGGTTGCTGTAGGGCTCCTTCCGCCTTACCCCAGGCTTCCTCTAGAAGGCCTCTGGAAGGCCATTAGAGCTGTTTTAAATGGGTGTGGCTACACTGGCCTTGGGTTAGGGTTTTAAATGGCTTAAAACGCTTCCTACGCATTCGTCTAAATAGAACCCTCGAAAAACCCCGTTCAGCTAAAATCCTCCAATGAGCTTTACCGTTTCTCTAGATCACTCCTGGTTCACCCGAGGCCCTCAGTCGTCGGGCCCTGGAAGCATTCCACAAAGCGAAGTCAACGAGAGCGTTGAAGTGACCGTGTACCCTGATTGGTTCACTAAGGTTTCCTTGGAATGGAAAATTCCAAACACTTGGGGCCCCTGCCTGTTCCACGTCTACTATCGCCCAGGTGATGACGGTACTTACACTCGCCTGACAAGCACTCCTATTGATTCCTTACATTTCACCAATCCCCTTGCCCAAGACTATTCCAAGTACCACAACGCAAAGTACGTAGTTGAAGCCTTGATTGAGAGCAGAGGTTTTCGAGTCAAGTCCCAACCTACGTCATGGAATTACAAAAGACGCGACTGGGTTGAAAAAAGAGCAACCGAGATTCAACGCAGAGAGTATTTGCTGCTATCTAAGTTTGCAGGCGTCAAGGCTTATATCTACAAGAAGCGCATGTTTGGAGAACGTTGTCCTCGATGCTGGAGCAAGGAAACCGAAAAGGTTATGGACGACCACTGCCCTGTGTGTTATGGTACATCTTTTAAAGGTGGTTACTACGACCCGGTTCCTACTTTCATTCAATTCGAACCTACTGGCAACGTCAGAAACAAGTCTTACTTCGGAAATCTTGAAGCAAACCAGATTGGGGCGTGGACAATATCTTTGCCAGAGTTCAGCCCAGACGATGTCGTCGTAAGAACTGGAGACTGGAACGTCTATAAGGTAATTCAAGTACAATCCACAGAGCTTCAATCTAATACTGTACGCCAAATGTTAACCTTGACTCAGTTGAGTCGAAACGATGTCGAAAACTTGCTTGCAAAGAGGTCGGAATTCATCCCTGAATTCTAAGTCTAAGCTTAAAATACTCACCATAACCATTAAGGAATTCCATGCCCGCCCCTCAGAAATTTGACGATTTTACCAATCAACTCGGCCTTGGCGCCCACAACTTTGCATCTCACACTTTCAAGGCTGCGTTTTCAAATACCGCACCTGTCGTAGCTAATACTATCCTTGCTAATATTTCCCAGATTGCAGCAGGCAATGGTTATTCAGCAGGCGGAGTAACTCTATCTGGTGTAACTTGGACAACTTCGGCCGGTGTTGCAAAGCTTGCCATTACAGATAACGTATTCACTGCAACCGGTGGTGCAGTAGGCCCACTGCGGTATGTCACAATTTACAATGACACTCAGACTACTCCAGCTAAGCCGTTGATTTGCTTTGTCGACTACGGTAGCTCTATTACTCTTGCTGATGGAGAAACTCTAACTCTAGACTTCGACGCTACTAACGGCGTCATCACTATCACTTAATCTAATCCCATGCTCTCAGGTCTTCAGATCCGCAAACACGTCGTTGAGTTCATCCGTGGAACCGGTATGGTTACGGATGGCGTTGTCGATGCCACAACTACAACTGGGCCATGGACTTGGGTTGTACCCGCTTGTTACGACCTTAAGTTTGACGCATGCGGTGCAGGCGGTGGCGGTGCTGGTGGATTTTCGGTAGCCGGTGGAGGCGGGGGCGGAGGTGGTAGTGGTCAAATGCTATTAATGGCGGATATGCCCTTCTACACGGGTCAATCAATAGTTATAACTGTCGGAGCTGCAGGATCTGGCGGTGCAATAGGCGCAGTAGGAACTCAAGGTGGAGATACTACTTTTGATGTCGGTGGTGCTCGTTGGAAGATTATATTAGGTGCGAAGACTACGGTCCCTCAGCCGGGTACGGCCACTAACGGCGGTGCGGGAGGCGCAAATGGGTCTTACGGTGTTGGCGGCGCAGGGGGAGTTGGCGCAGCGGGCGTAGCTGTAGCAGCTAGTATGATTTCATTTGCCCCTAGACATTTCTTGTCAGCACAAGCTGGAGCTGGTGGCGGGGCCGTAAACTTCTCAGGAGGATCTCCTAGTGCAATGGGATCTTTGGCTTCGTCTTATGCAACGCCTACTGCTGGCACAGGTAACGCAACTAATGGAGGTGGTGGTGGCGGTGGCCAATCTGCATTTGGGACAGGTGCAAACGGTGGATTCGGTGGTGTAGGTGGAAACGCGGGCCTTCAAGGAGGATCTCCTGCCGCTGGTACGTATGGTGCTGGCGGCGGCGGCGGTGGTGGTGGCGCAGCAGGTGGTGCAGGCTCAGACGGATACGTTCGTATCACTTACTATACCTTGGACTAACTACTTTTATGGCAATCACCTCTTTTACCACCGGATCGGCTACCTTCAGTACAACTGAAACCTCTCTTATCACGGGAACAGCCGCGCCTCAAGCGAGCACGTCTGTCGGTATCTTTCAACTAGTTTTAGATTTAGTAAACCTGACTACCGCAGATACTTATGAGATTCGCATTTATGAAAAGGCAATCTCTGCTGGAACTCAACGACTTTGCTTTTCTAAGCGTATTACAGGTGTGGTTTCTGAACCTGTCTATATTGTACCCTCTATCGTCCTTATGTATGGCTGGGACATGACTGTAAAAAAGATCTCTGGTACTGATCGCGCAATTCCTTGGTCTATTCGTCAGGTTTCTTAAATGTGGTTCAGCGCTCTTTCTCAGGCTGGAGAACAGAGTACTCGAACTCTTTCTATAACCACGTCTACCGTCTCTGTAGCAGGAGTATCCACTACCAGGATTCTACGAGGTAGAAAACTCCCCGTAAGTGTTAGATCTTACTCCGTAGGGACGCCTTCCGTTCTATGGAAACTGACTAGAAAAGCTTCGTTTACGACGAGGTCAGTTCTCGTAGCCCCTAAAGTTGTTTCAGTTAGAGCCTCTCGAAAGCTAAGCTCTACTCGGATTACCAGCTCGGTTATTACTCAGAATAGTCGAATACTGGTTGGAAAAAGACTTCCTACGGGTACTGTTTCACTCCAATCCGAAACCAAAACTCTATCACTTCGAGCCTTTAGAAAACTAGGAATAAGTCCTGCCAATGTTCAAGCCCAACCTTTTAATTCAAGGGTCCTGTTTGGCAGATTGATAAATCTCTCTTCTACTGCTACAAGCGTTCACTTTAACAACTCTCGCGTTCTTCGAGGTAGAAGAATCAACGCTTTGCAGCCTACAGAGTACTTATTATCAAGTTCTTCCGTAGTTTTTAGGTTTACCAGAAGACTTGCTGTAACCAGTACTCCCGCTCAGGTTTCACTTGTTCCGTATAGAGTACTAAGAGGTAGGTTCCTTGCGTCGTCCAGTGCGCAATTCTCCTGCGCTACTCATAACTCTACAATTCTAGCCAAGAGAAGGTTAAGCTTATCTACTCAACCAGTTCAGGCTAATACCGAGTCCATAGGTGTACTCTCCTCAAGAAGGCTTAAGTGTTTAACCTCGTCTACTGCTTCTTCTTTTTCAAGTTCTCAGATTAGATTGGCTAGGCGAGTACAAACTTCATCCCTGGAAGTGCAGGCATTGACTTCTACAGGATCTAGACTACTTTTTGGAAGACGTGCCAAAGCCTCAGTCCTGGTTACATCAGTTCCGACTTCAGCATTCAGGGTACTTCGTGGAAAGAAACTCTTCACGCAACCCACTCACGTGTCAGCTAATCTTTCAAGCCAATCTCTTAGGGTTACAAGACTATTCCCTGTCTCTGGATTTTCACTTGTACTTACGCAAGGTGGTATCCTTACTCGCCCCGGCAGAAAACTTTCCTTTTCAACTTCAGGTATCCAAGTCAATCCTTCCGGATATTTACAATTTAGGTTCACACGAAGACTTGCTGTAAGAGCTTCAAGTCTAATGGTTTCAGGTATCCCTTTGCGTGTCGCTAAAAATCTTAAACCTCGCCCAGAATCTTCGCAAGCGTATCTTACTAGAATGACTGGTAAGTTTTCACCTGTCAGGTTCGAGCGTGGCTACCTGGATTCCGACATTAAGACAACTCCCGGCTGGTTCCAAGAACAAGAAGTCCAAAACGTTCCTGAGAAATTGAAGTAAACTGAGATCTTATGCAATTCTCCAACGGCCTCATCTCACCCCTGATCGTAGAGCCTCTACGTTATTACTTCTCTCGGTATCCCCAAGGGTCCAATCTGTATTGGGATCATGACGAAAAACACCGAACAATGGAGATCGGTGAAATGTTCGATTTCAACAAAGTTCCTATCCAGGAGAAACCTAGAGTACTCGTAGCTCGTGGAGGGTATTCTGTAGGGAAAGTAGGTTTGACTGATAACTTAGCTCAACAATCCTCTTTCTCTGATACGAAAGGTATTAAAGACGTTTCAAACATGGTCTTTTACCAAGGCAACGCTACAGTTTACGTCGAAGCTAGAAATTTAGGTACCTGTGAGCTGCTTGCAGACATGGTGTCTCATTTCATTGTCTGGACCAGACCTATTCTCTGCGACAGCCAGGGCTGGAAAGAGTTCGGGTTACCTCTCGGAGTCTCTGATGCTCAGATGGTTCAAGACGAAGACCCTGGCGTGGTTAAGTTCCAGATTCAGCTAAATGTTCCTTGGATTAAAGAGGAGCATTGGAGATTGAGAAACGATGGACCTGCGTTGAAGGCTATTCTACAACAGGTGAGTTTGAAGACTTAAACTAAGCCGATTGATAAACCAGGTTCTTAGGGTTTAAAATAAGTCTATCGAACACTTTTCTGCCTTGAATTGTCAGGGCTACAAACTCCGGAGAACCTAATCACATGGCTTATGTCGTACCTTCAGTCCTAGTCTACCAACAGCTCACTTCCAATGGCGGGGTGGCTAACGTCACGCCCGATCTGGATGCTTGCATCATTGGTCCTTGTTTTAACTTGGTCGAGTATGTTGCAGGCTCTGCCGCTGCACTAACTCTAACCTCTGCTACAAATCAGGCGGGCGTAGCTTTCACGCTAACTGATAACACTGTCAATAACACAGTCTATCTTCCTAGTCAAAAGCCAGGACAAGTCGTGGAATTATCCTCCCTACTTGTTTATCTGAATGACTCTCGCGTTGAGACTAAGGTTATTCGTGCCACAGGTACTGCGGGGTCTAACTCCGTTGCAATCTCTGCTTACACGGGTACAGGTAACGCAACCTCTGGATCAAACGTATTAACTGTTGTAACCAGCCCAACGAATTTAAATGTCGGTGACGTAGTCTCTATCGCTGGTGCAGGCGCCTCAGGTACTGCACTATCCTCAACAATTCTCAGTATCTCCGGCGCTTCTGTGACAATCGCGGACACGGCTGTCACGACTTCTGGTTCTGCTGCAATTACCAGCTCTTCGTTTAATAACCTGAATCAAACCAGTTCTACTCTTCGCGTAGAGCCAGGTGACGCAGTAGTTATTACTTATGGCTCGACGGTATTCAATACGACCGTCATGGCTATCACGTCAACGAACAACGTCGTAACAGCTCTGAAGACTAGCGATGTAATGCCAGTAGGTATTACTACCCCGTTTACGATTTCAGTCCGCAAGACTTACAACAATCTTCTACTTCCCACGGTTCTATCTGGCCACACGAATTACTCTACTGCTAATACCGCTTCAGCAGGTACGGTTTTGATTAACCCACTACCCGTTGTATCTTACGGTACTGTAGTATCTGGTCGTGTTCACACTGAGTATCGTGCCCTGCGCACTGACCTTTCAGGTTCAGTTCTAGATATCAACAGCATCGACGACCAAGTCGGCGTTCTAGGAGAAGCAAGTGACCGTAATCCGCTGGCTCTTGGTGTTAACCTGGCCCTTGCTAATACTGTTGGCCGTATTCGTGCTATTGCTCTAGAGAGTGATGACCTTACCGGGTATCTAGGCGCACTAGATCTGGCTGAAAATGTTCGCCTGTATGCCATCACACCGCTCACCCAAAAGGTCGACATCCTAGCTGCTGTACAGCAACACGTTCAGCAACTCAGTACGCCTGAGCAAGCTTCGTGGAGAATGGCTCTAGTTAACACTGCGATCCCTACTGTTTCGTATATTGGTCAGTTCAGCCCAGACCTGGTTAACGCCAACGGCGGTAATAATACGATTGCAAACGGTACGGGTAGCTATGTTCTAACTTCTTCGAATTCCCAGTTTATCTCTGATGGCGTTGTCCCTGGCGATATTGTTAACATCACAGCAATCTCAACTGGGGCCCCTGCGTATACAACGGCTACTATTACTTCAGTCATTAGTAACCAACAGGTCGGTATTGCAGGTGCTCCTTCTGGCGCTACCGCAGTCAGCTTCTATGTTTCCCGTAATCTGACTCGCTCACAGCAGTCTGACGCAGTGATTGCGGCCAGCACAACCTTTGGCTCAAACCGTATTGTCCACGTGCAGCCTGACCTTGCTGGCGTTACGATTGACGGTGTAGTCAAGTACCTTCCAGGTTACTATATCTGTGCTGCCATGGCTGGCCTGGTTTCAGGTCTACCAGCTCAGCAGGGACTTACAAACATCGGTTTAGCTGGCATCGCTGACGTTAAGCACTCAAACTTCTACTTTACCCGCGCTCAGCTAAACAACATGGCTGGAGCCGGTACGCTACTAGTTGTACAAGAGGCTGCTGGAACGATTCCTTACATCCGTCACTCTCTGACTACGGATATGACAGTTCTGCAGTATCGTGAAGTTCAACAAGTCAAAAACATTGATTTCCTGTCTTACTACTTCTATGACAAGCTAAAGGGTTTCGTAGGTCGTTATAACATCACGCCAGATACGCTACAGATTCTTCGGACTACAATCAATGCTAGTGGCAAGCTTCTTCAAGGCAAAACCCTTCCTAAGATTGGTGCACCCTTGCTGGACTTCCAGATTAAGACTCTCAAGCAAGACGCTGCAAACAAGGATCATGTAATCATCGAGCTGCCGGTTGTGATTCCGACTGTAATGAATTACATTGATCTGTACTTGATGATTTGAAGCGGAACGTGAAAACTAGTCTCAACGAAAACAGGGGCTTGGCCCCTACAACCAATTAAACAAAATGGCTTTAGACTCAAACACAGACGACCAACTACCCGTAGCAGAAACTGGGGCATTTCAACCAGGTTGGGATTGGAAGAGCAACTACGTTTCAGCTTTGAAGGAAGACGGCTTAGAACGCTTCTCTCAATTCTCAGCTACACCAGACACGACCGTGCTCTTTGCTGGTCCTGCACGCTTTACAGGCCTTGCCGGTGACGCTTCTGCACTGATTCCGATCGGTCTTACTGACCAGATTTCATACACGACTAATCCTTCGCTGGCACGTCTGTTTGAAGTCGGCTCTAACCGTTCATTCTTCACTCGCGGTAAGACTGCAAATGGATTGACACTTGGTAAGATGCTAGCGGATCAGAAGAACATTCTGGCTGCTCTTACGATGCAGGCATATCATCCGACCTATGCTGCCTCTAGTCAGCCTGGTGCAGAAAGTCCGAATGCAGACATTATGATGAATCTGGACTCCGAGTACTTCGCAGTTCCGTTCGGCCTGATGCTCCTGTTCAAGACTCGTGGCGGCGGCGCATCTGGTGAAGGTAAACCCTTGACTGCACTGTACCTTGAGTACTGCATGTTCTCGAATTATCAGTTCCAGATTGCTTCAAGTTCACCAGTGATTGTTGAAAGTATTGCGGTTGAGTTTGACCGGGCGTTACCGGTTTCCCTAAACTAAACAAGTCTAAGAAATGGCATACAATCCTAATCAAGGCTACGTAGTTAGCGCACCAGTTAGAGCTGGTATGGAAGTTGATCTTAATACTGGAGCGGTTACTAAGATTGTTACTGAGTATGGGGTCGAGACGCCTATGCTACAACGTAATGTTACTACTGGGGCTCTTTCGGTGGGAGGCGTTGCAGTGGCATTTGCAGAAGTAACCCCTTACGTTAATATGACCGCTACGGGTACTGCCTTCACAGGGCCTTGTGAGCTAGCAGGTTTTGACTGCACAGTAGCTGTTGGCAACATCACGATCTATGACAACACAAGTGCTGCCGGCGTAGTAATCGTGCCTACTACTGCACTAACTGTAGGCCGTACCGAGTTCCTGTATAAGCGATCGCTAGGTCTAGGCTGTCACGTCGTGCTGTCAGGTGCTGCGACCGTCAACGTGTTGGTGGGCTAAGTCATGGCTACGTATTACGTAGACAACAACCGTGGACTCGATACCAACGATGGTCTCACGCCAGCTACCGCTTGGAAGACACCTAACAAGCTAAACGCTGTTGCGTCCGCCCCACCGGACACCTACTTTCTGTTTGCCGACGATTCTGTGTGGACGTTTGACTTGGCTGACTCTTGGCGTATCGTGCCCCCGGCAACGTGGACTGGGTCTCAGTCGCGTCCCGTAGTACTCTCAACCTACACTCCTGCGGGTCAGACGGCGAGTCGCCCCTTATTCCAGCGGTACATAGACATCCCAGAAAACGCCTGGACGTATAGCGCGCCTAACAACGGGTGGATATACACAGCGCCTGCCGCCGTTGGAAACCTGTGCTACGTAAGAATTGCGGACACGTGGGAAGCTTCTCGAATTGACATCGGTCTTCCTCTAGCGTCTGTGGACGGACGTTACCATAACTCGGGCAACAACTTCTACCTGTACGCTCCTTCGACCACTAATCCGACAGCCTACTACGGAAAGGTGCGACTAGGAACCGACTCCCCTATTCTGACAGTCAGCAGTGCTCGGGGTTGGGTAAAAGTTACTGGTTGGGAATTCAGTGAAGCGGGCACTTGCATCAAGGGCTATTCTAACAACGTAAACCCTACAGGGCTTATCGTCGATAATATACGTGCATCTTACGTCAGTAATCCAATCACTGGAATGGGTGAGACTGCCGGCACTCTTCGGATGTTCGTTCGTAACTGCGAGATAAGCCAGTTTGGCTCGACGGGCATAACTGCCTTTACTCCAGACGGCCTAGGCTTCAAGCAACTTGAGATTCACGACAATTTGATCTATGACGGGGTAAAGACCTATTCTCAAGGCGGCATCTATTTGCAGGCACGATCCCCAGGTTTTAAGCCTCAAGTGTTCCATAATAGATTACATACGATTCACTACGGTACGCGAGATAAGACCTCTGACGGTTCTGCTATCTACGCTGAGACCGGATCTGATAATTTGGACGTATATGCAAACACTGTGTGGAACTGCACGGTCGCCCTGCAAGACAATAGTGGCAGAACGTCCCGGTGGCACTCAAATCTTGTGTATGGCTGCCACGCGGCCATGAGCGTCACAGATGAGCAAAACAACGGGACCATGAATCACACGTTCCACAATAACACGTGCATCGTCGGATATGACGTACCTCAGCAGTTCGGCCCAGGTACCGACTTCCTTGGGTGGAGAATGTATGCACACAACAAAGCCCCAGAGTATCACGTTGATGTTAGTGTGCGCAATAACGTGTTCAATAACGTAGGCGCTTTGTCCAACACCGCAGCGGTATACCTCGCGGAAGCGCCTACGACATGGTCAGGCACAATCGACACTAACCTACAGAATGGTTTTACCGAGAACGCTCGTCAACAGTATGCAGGCGGTGCTATCGCTACTTCAGACTGGACCGTAGCCGACCCTCAACTAGATTCCACCTTCCATCCTAAGCTCAACTCACCATTATTAGGCGCTGGTGTTCATCTAGGATACCGTCGGGACTATGATGGCAAGCAACGTCCCAATCCCCCATCTATCGGTGCATTCGATGTGTCTATGATATCAACTTCTACTTAGAAACAAGAATACACATCTTTAAACCTAGCCGGCCAAGCGCCGGCTTTTCTCCATCCGGAATTAAAATAGGATTCTAACAGGACTAAACAAAGAATGGCATACGATCCGAATTCAAAGGGCTACGTGGTAACTGCGCCCATGCATATGAACTTCATAGTAGACGATGCCGGCAGCATCTCCGGTATTAACAGCGAACACGGAGGAACTACGGCCCTATCTACTGTAAATTTACTTACAAGCGCTCAGATTTTATCACCTACCCCTGAAATTCTCAGTTCTACAAGTTCTATTTACCAGTTAAACGTATATCCCTATACTCAGTATCGGAGTGATGGAAATAGACTTATTCCTCAACTCTCTACAGAACTTGATCTAAGCGGTAACGTTATCGCAATTAACGCAGGAAGCACTACAGTGATCGGAACAGCCTTTACTTTTAACACTTTTACAACCTCTTCAGCAGGAGTACTTCTACAAACTACCCTTGCAATGCCAGCAGGAATCGTTGCCAGAGGAGGTTATATTTATGTAGACGGCTCCGGCGGAGGTGGCGGCGGAAGTGGAGGCTCTACGGATACTGGTGGAGGTGGTGGCGGAGGCGCAAGAGGTTGTTGCCAGCTGCCCGTATTTGTACCTCCTGGTAATTCAAATATTTATCTTCAGATTGGCGCTGGGGGTGCTGGTAGTGCAGGTAATGCTGCAGGTAACAGCTTGGCAGGTACGAGCGGTACGGAGTCTTACATTAAGATTGGGAGTCAATCAGGCTCCTATCTCTTGCGACTAAACAATGGAGTAGGAGGTGGTGTAGCGACTGCAGCAGGCACTGGAGGTGCAGGTGGAGTTGCTGCCAACTTTGCTCTTTCTGGAGGCGCAGGAGGAGGTGCAAACGTAAACGGCGGAGCGGGTAAGCCTAACAGCTCTGATGTGTTTGGAGCGCAGATTATTACTCCAACTTGTATCTATACAGGTGGATCTGGTGGCGCTGGAGCGGGTAATGGAACGTCTACTTTAGGAGGTAATGGTGGAGTAGTCGTATCACAATCTGGCAACGGTGGCGCAGGATCTGGTGCCGGTGGCGGTGGCGCAAGCGGACCTTGGGGTAGACAAGGGAATGTGCCAGTATTCGTTGCAGGAGGTACTGGCGGTACAGGTGGTGCGGGAGGGGGATCCCCTTCAGCTGGTGTATCTGGATTTGCAGACTCTTTCGGCGGTGGCGGTGGTGGCGGCGGAAAGACTCAAAATGGCGGAAGTGGTGGAGACGGCTTCCTAAGAATTGCAATCTAATATGCACATCGCCAGAACTTACAGCAATATAGGGAGCGACAGCACAGTAGCGTATAGCGTGCTGTCTTCTGGTAATGTGAGTGTGCCAAGTTCATTTTTAGGCATGCACTTCAAGGGTTGGCCGGTTTCGCGTAGTGGAGTAGCCTCTCCTACTCCTAATTTTCCTTACGGATACGCAAGACTTCATGACTACGGCCCATTATTCAATGGCGGAATAAAGTGGTCTGCTTTAAATCCGACTAATGTGTCTACTATAGAGGACATGTATGCGTCCGCGTCTGTTGCGTGGAGTAAGTTTGATGAGGCTATGGTGGCTCACAATGCAAGAGGTGCAAAGATACTATATAATATCTTCGGATGTCCTTCTTGGCTTGCCGGCGCTCAGTATCAAGTTCTTGACGTATATAATATCGCTGCTGGGTGTGCAAACCCGACTGATCTAACTAAGGTAAGACTTTTCGTCCAAGCAGTTTTAAATCGACATTTAGTAAACGGTATTCAAGTAGACATGATCGAAGGGTGGAATGAGCCTCGATTTTCTCAGTTAGAATTTACTGCAAATGCCTCGACAAATCAGATAACTTTTCCAGTAAGTTCTCTATATTCTACAAATTCCAAAGTATTTTTTACAACTACAGGAACTTTGCCTGCCGGACTTAACCCTAATACTTTTTATTATCTAAAAACATCTAGTAATAGTACGACCGTATCTTTAACATCAGGAGGCGCAGACGTAGATATTACGGGTGCAGGTACCGGAGTTCATACAATGGTGAAGCATTCCAGTTTTTACTGGGGCACACCCTCTGAACTTGCACAACTTCAACGGGCTATTTACCAGGAAGTCAAGGCATTCAATCCTAACATTGTGGTAGCATCCCCTGCTTTCGACTTAAAGTCGACAATCTCGCCGTACTGCTCCGCAAGTGATGGCGCATCCGGATTCGGAAGGGATTGGCAGGATATCGTAGGATGCCACCCCTATAATACTACGCTAAACCCTAATGATAGCGGGGATATTGGACTGTTCAGTTGGCTGTCAGACTTAAGAGTTCAATGCACATCTTCAGGGATGTCACCGAGTATTCCTTTATTCGTAAGTGAGCAAGGTTGGATTCCCGGAGGATCAAGCCCTAGCGTAGGATACTTCGACGTTAAGTCTGACTTAGAGCAAGCAGTCAAAATGTGGAGACACTTAGCTGTAAGTGCATCAATGGGTATGCAGTCTCACTTCTATTATATCTACGAGGATCTTTTGGGTACGCCTCCACTATCGACAAGTTCTATCAAGCAACAGTTCTTATCTCATGCGGCAACTGATTTTGTGGGTAAAACTATAAAAGATTGCGAAGTCTACTACGACGGTGCAGTGAAACTTACGTTTGCAGACGGCTCGTCGATAAAGAGATAACTCCGCTAAAATAGGGAGGATATGCTCCTCCAATCCTCCCCTCCCAGCCGCAACGTAGACGAAGCCACGATCCTCCAAGTAGACCACCAGCACTGTCTTTGCAAAGTCAGAACCCTGCGTGGTCAAGTCTTGCATCAAGTCCGCTGGCTGACTCCGTTTGGAGGATCTACAAGAGGCTCTGACAGAATCTCCCCACACATGGGCGACAGAGTCATGATTGAACATGGACTGGGAAGTCCTGTAATCGTAGGATTCTTTCCTCGCCTTCAGACAAGCGACGGCGCTACGCCTCTAAGCCTAGCTAACGGCGAGGTTGCCATAGACCTTGGTAGCTACTCAGGCGCCAACCTTGCCGTACCAGACCAGAACAAGCCTAAGGATAGTGTAGGCGGGGACAGGCTTATCTCTAGCATTGGTGGAGCTTTGCTGGGGCTGCTAAGAGGTGGCACTGTGCTGCTTCGTTCTTCTAGGACTTCAGAGATTCTACTAAGCAAATATCAGAACCTGGTACGTATTGTCAGCCGGAATTTCGAGCACTTCACTGACACATCTTCAGACGTGGTTAAGAACTTCAAAGGAAGAGTTTACCGCTATGTTGGCTACAGTAAAGACTTCGTCGAAGCCAAGAATGAAATCTACAAGTACAACCAGTACTTCGGAGATGTTGTTGCTGCAGAGGCTGTAAAGACAAACTACGTAAGCTTCGAAGGAACTCTTCCTGCAGTTACGCCAGTCATTTTTAAAGAACAAGTCTTGAACGAGGCTCAGGCTGAGATTATGCGTAGAACAGTGGAGCTGAGCGGAGACGAAGAGGTTTGGATTAAGGTCGTGACACCGGACGGTGATCCGCCTATTTTTACACGAATGAAGGCGACAGGCGGAGTTCTAACTTTTAGCTATGCTGACCAGAATACGATTACGGTAAAGAAAGACTTCATCCAAGCTATTCGCTCAGACGGGGCAGAACTTATTCTCGACCCGCAAGGTCTCCGAGCCAACTTTCAAGACGGGCATGTGAACATGAGTTCTGGCAGTGTAGTAACTACGTTTTCCGGCAATACGGTCACAGTAGACGCTGGGAAGATCGAAGCTAAAAAAGGTGGTACAACTATGATTGTCGACGGGTCTAACGCTTCTCTTGTTTCTGGAGGACATTCCTGTATCGTGTCTGCCTCCGGGGTTGCCCTGGCTTAAAATAGTGTATCTTTAAAGGACTAGAATTCTAAATGGCTTACGATCCAAAGCAAGGTTATGTAATTACGGCTCCGCTGCATGCGGGGATTTCGGTAGACAATGATGGGAATCCGACGGAGATTGTTACTGCGAGTGGCGGTGTTGCTGCTTTAAGCAAAGCTAGTATTACCTCTGACCCGGCGACAGGTGCGCCAACAATTGTAACCAAGACTTCTGAGGGTGTTGAAGTAAAAACATTAGTTTCTGGTGACGGTCCATGGTCTATGGTTCGCCGCGCACTCCCGCTTCAGAAGATGATCTCTGGCTTCGGTTCAGGCACAACCTTCTCTGACGGAGTCGACCCCTTCCCTGTACTTCCTTGGGTTGCATCGACTGTGTATGCGACAGGCTCAGTACGCTCCAATCTAGGACGCATATATGTTGCAGACATCGGAGGCACTTCTGCCTCGACTGGTGGTCCATCGACTACGCTGTCTATCATCGCTGATGGTACTGTTACCTGGAGACATCTGCGGACTGACCCTGATGCGTGGAAGATTAACACGGTATACCCGTATGGAAAGCTTGTAACAAATGTAGGACAGATGTATGCGTGTACTGTTCCTGGAACATCTGCATCATCTGGATCAGGTCCAACGGCCAATAATACATCAATTGTAGATAACACTTGCACCTGGACTCGAATTCAACAGCAGTGGGTTGACTCTGTTGCTGGTAATGACGCCAATTCAGGATCATCTCCGTCAGCTGCAAAACGATCTATCCCGACATCCCTTGTATCAAACTTTCATTACTGGATCAATGCAGGAGCTAAGTTAGAAATCGACTTTTCGACAACGCCGACAGGTAATGGAATTTCAGCCAACTCGGTATTTACGTCGATGACGGTGTACGACCGCGCTACGTTCAACGAAATATGTGATCAACCTAACCCGTTTCTTCTTGCATTAGAAGGGCGTTGGGTTACTCAAGATGATATTGACTCTAAATACTTCCACGTTATCGCTAATGGATACGCCGTAAACGCATCAGTTATTACAGGTACTTCTGGAAAGGGTATCACTGGAACCGCAAGTGCCTCTCGGGTTAAGATTCGCGGCATCTATCTTAAGGGTTGGCCTTATGGAGGCATAGTAGCACAAACAGGAGGTGCATGGGATGTTTCAGACTTCCTTATCGAATCATGCAAACAAGATACGGCCGGGACTACAGAGGCGGGTGGTTGTGGAATCAGACTAGAAGGACCATCATCGAACGGATCACATAAGCTTCGGCGGTTTGCCATTCGAGACTCTGGTACAGACGCCTTCTGGGCATCCGCTGCTGTCCCGGCGACGAACTGGTCCTTGAACGATTTTGCAATTCACCACAAACCTACTGCAACCTATAGTGGGAACCATTGCGATGCCTTTCAGTTCGGGATGGGTGCTGGTAACTTTCAGATTCTTCGAGGTGTTGTTGAACATGATGCAAGCCTCATTAACTACACTGACGGCACCCCGGCAAATGCCCAAGCTATTATTCAGGACGCATCGTCTGCTGCAGGAACAGAGGCGTGGCAAATTCGAGACCTTTTAGTTGTAAGTAATAGTCTATGTACAAACTTTCAGCGCGCAAGCACTGCAGAAGGATTTAATCGCTCTATCTTTGTCTATCTTGATGAAGGCTCTGGCCGCAAAAATGCTTTCCTTCACAATGGTAACGTTGCGTGGACTTTGACTAATTGCGTAAATGCAGTTGAAGGGTCTGCACTAAGACCTCTTATATACTCAGGTGTCGTTCCCACCCTAGTGTCATGCTCTGAGGTGACGATCTAACTTTATCTCATAATGATAGAAGGGGACCCCCCCTTCCTCAACCTAAAAAAACCAGGACTAAGCCCGGTTTTCTTCATTCCTCACCTACTTCAGCCTTGCTCTAGGCTCTTCTTCAACCTCTCAATTTCCGCCAAAATCTGAGCCTTCCTTGCCTCATCTTCCCTCATCTCCTTGGCGAGGAAGTACTCTTTTGCGACTTGGATTGGATCTGGGGAATTTAGAACTGACAAGGGGATTTTATATGTGAAATCGCACTTTCCTCCACTTGACCAATACTCCGTTTCAATAACTAACTCTTCTTTAGTAGATTTAGATATGAGGGAAGGTTTCCCCCATACAGTAAGTCCAAGTTCTTTAAAGATTGGTCTGACGATGTTTATAATGTCTTCCTTGATAGTAGAAATCTCATCTTCAAGCTCTTCAACTCGACCCCAGGTTTCTAGAATATTCATAGTTTTTCCAGTTTAAAAAGAGGAGCATGTAGCTCCCCCTTGTTCAGCTCTTGTTACAGAGCGTTGATTTGAGCAGTCAGCTCTTCCAAAGACAGCGAGCCGAGAGCCTCGTTCTGCTTGTTCTCCAGAATCGCCAGCAGCTTCTGCTTCTTGTCTGCATTGGCCTTGGCCGTTGCGGCCACGTCACGCTCGGCAAGCTTCACGTCGATGATGTGCTTGACCACGTCGAACTTGAGTTGATCGATGTCGCTCGACTTTTGAGCCGGGGTGACGAAGGACACGTCCTGGCCGCTTTTCAGCTTCAGGAACAGGCCGCGAGCGATCTCATCGAGGTTCGTGCGGGTTGCGTGGGTGAGCGGCAAGTCCCACAGGTCCTCGGTCGAGATGGAACCTTGCTTCGACTCGAAGCGGATCTTTTGGCGGGCGGCTTTTTCGAAAATGATAGACATGATGATTCCTTGTTTGAAAGTAGAAGCCCTCCGTAGAGGGCTGGGTTTTAGAAAACTACGTTGATGACACGGGAGAAACTTCCCTTCACGCGGCATGTCAAATTGCCGTGCTGGGTCGAAGAAAACCCAAGGCCGGACAACTGCTGCTCGGACTTTTCCGTACGCATCTTGGCCCCGACCATTTCAATCACCTTGCGGTGGGCGGTCAACTCCTCCGTCAAGAACTCGTTGTAGAAACCACGTGCTTCTGCGTCGTTCTTGCAGCCTTCCAGCATGAAGAACAGATGCTTGTTGCCGACAGGCTTGTCGTCCCAGTAGTTCGGGCTGAGCATGACGACGTTGACGGGCTGAAAAGTCTGAGTGGTGATACCCCAGACTTCTTTGCCCTTCCCGGAGGTCGTTGCCGGCAGGGACTTGAGAATGGTGATACCATCCTTGTGCGAATAGCGGAACTCGACGACGGTGACGGTGCTGCCTTGAGGGACGGCGGCCGGGTGTGAGAACTTCGTGACGGTGCCCATGAAGTCCATTTCGACTTCAAAGCCAACGTCCTTCGTTTCCCGCTTGGACCATTGATTCACATTCAGATAGTACATGCCCTCCTTCATCTTCTTCTTGTCACCGTAGAAGATGTTCTCTACCGGCTCTCGTGTCGTACCCATGCCTGCATTCATGTCAACGTCGAGCTTGCCACCGCAGCCGCTGATGCCCTTGTTCCGGAAGTCGATCTCGTTCCCTGTCGGTTCGATCATGTGGAAGTCCAGATCGTCGTGGTTGAACCATGCCAGACGGCAGCACAGATCTCCAGTGACGTTGCCTCCAGCCGCCTTCACCCGTTCTTTGATCGAGTCCGTAACGTCACCGTTATAGGACCAGCTGAACGGGTTGCCCCATTTGAACAGGCGATTCGCCGTTGCGTCGGCAGGAGCAACCAGAGACACCAGATGAGGGACGTGTTTGTTCTCGACCAGGACCTCGATCGACTCTGCTTTCGGCAGGATCTCAGCGAGGAACTTGTCGATCGACACGTCTTCGACCTTGCTCAAGGATTGCGTCTTCACGCTTGCCTTTGACATCAATTCATCGAACACGTCAGCGTTCATGCTCTTGCGAGCATTTCGGTTGGCGTACAGAATGTTGTTGATGCTGATGTCGTCGATGGTTGCGTAGCGACGCTCCAGTGCTGAACCCAGGCCGAGTTCAGCGATCTTTGTCTTTGCTGCCTCGATCATGGACTTGGTGACAATCGCAGTCGGACGCTTGTAGTTGGTCGGGGCGACCATGGACTCAAAAGCCTTGACTGCCTTTTCCAGGTCCTTGCCTTCCGATAGGTCCACGAGCAGGGTGCCAATGGAGGTGTTGCGGATCTTGGTGACTGCGCCAGGCAGAGACGACGCCTTGCCCCAAGCAAACACACCCTTACCAGCCTCGTTGAGCTTGTTGTAGGCCGTTTGAGCCTGCTTGAATGCGGTTAGCGTAGCCTTGTGCTCCTGGCCACGGTACAGGCCGTTCTGGGCGATCAGTTCCAGAACAGTGTCGACGGCTTCCGAAGTAATCGTTTGGAGGCTCCGCAGGAACACATCGTGGTGTGCCCGGGTTTCGCTGAGAGCGCTTGCGATGTCCTTGCCAGGTTTGTGGAACTTGGCAGGGATGTTGATGAAGAAGTGGTCCCACGAGATCACGCCATCCAGGGCGTTGACGAGGGTGCGATCAGTGCCGGCTTTGCGCTCGAAGTGAAGAAAGGTGTCTTCGATCGGATGGGCCTTGACAAGGGCGGAAAGGGCGTTGGAGACGACTTGGTAGTCCTTATCCTTGACGACGCCATCCCAGAGGGAGACGATCTTGCCGTCGATGATTGCGACGACATCTCCGACAGACCGTACGAATTGCTTACAGCAGTTGCAGTCATGTTCCGTACGAGTCTTGTAGATCGGATTCGTGCCTTCCGGGAACGAGCTGAGATAGGTATTCCACATGTCGTCCTTACTGACGGCACTACGGAAGAGGTCGTGCTTTGCCATCAGTTCGAATTGCTTGGCAACGGCGGTCTTGAAAGTCTTGAATTCCATGATGATGCTGGTCCTATTAAGGGTTACAGATAAGCAGACATATGTCTGTACTATACTTATACCAAATTACAACTCCTTATTGAATCTAAAAAAACCGAGTGTAACCTCGGTTTCCTTTTTAGCCTGCGTATAGGCTGTCTACTGAGGCAAACACTAAGTCTGCGTCAATGCTTTTTTCTTGTTTTACTAGAGTCTTGAACTTTTCTTTCAGCGGACCCCCTAGTCGAGGATCCAGCTGTTCGTACCAGTTCAGCCTCCCAGTCACAACTGATGCAAACTTCTGAGGAGTTAGCTCCATCTTGGAAGCTTCTTCTTCAAGACCGTTCTTCTCAGTGTTATGAACGATTGCTCGTAGCCGTTGCCGCTCTGTTTTTCGTAGTGAAACCTTGACGTTAGTGACGCAACCCGTTACCCACATTCGTTGGTGAGGAAACATGACTTTCGTCTTTTTATGATTGATAGAGAATCCGTACTTTCGGATTGACTTCGAGATTTCCACGACAGCATCTTGGATGAACTCTTTTTGCTCTTCACGAGTTTCAAAGACTTTATCAGTAGACACTGTGATGTCATCAGCAAAGATAGAAAGTGTAAGCCCAACGTTTTCACAGAAGACCTTTACCTCTTCTCCAAACGTAGCTGCAACAACGATGTTGCTGATCTTAGGGGAGGTTAACGCACCCTGTGGAACAAAATGCGTATAGGTCATTAGCTCGCTCAAACTTCTTGCAGGAGCTTCTTCGATCCCAGATTCAATGAGAATGGCACGAATGCCACTTTCGTGAATGCTGGTAAAGAAGTCTTCAATATCCAAGCTGATGACGATCGTTTTTCCTACGTGGATTTTCGCCATTTCAGGAATAGACTTACCTCTCTCAAAACCCCAGATATACTCCGGGATTTCAAAGTTTTCCAGTACTTGATTTAGAATCTTGTACTGCATGACTCGCATGACTGCATCCGGATTATACAGCTTCCGAATTTTACCACTCTTCTTCTTCAAGAATAAAGGCGTGTAATGCTCGTTCTTGGATCTGGCTAGCCAAGTCAACGCTTTTGATGAGGTCCAATCCAAAGTCTGCGATAAGTCTTGATTGGTCTTCAGGTTGAATGGTTGTTTCAGGGATACCTTGTTCAATAAGAACCGTGTTTGTGGCTCCGGCTCGCTTGGACTTAGGCTTGGATTTGGCAGGTTGTTCGTTTCCATAATCGAGGAGGTCTGCATAGGTTGAACCAGATTTGATTTCTAATTTCCGACTTTTGCGGATTACTCCACGAATCAGGTCTTTGAACGTTACATAATAAAGATCTTTTCCGATTGCCACAAAGCCTTCTTTGCGCGTGTCGGGTTTGACCGTGAATTCGTAAAGGGACGCGTTGCGTTCGACTACGGGCTGAATTTTGTAGTAATGGAACTTTCCCAGCCAAGGGACAATATAGTAGTCTTTCTTCCGCGATAATTTATCGGAGTTCGGGACTACTTTCTTCTTCTTGATCCTCCTAAGAAGTTCAGTAGGGATTTCAAAGTTTTCAGGATACGCATGAAAACCTAGGTTTTCCGGAGGTACTCCCAACGCATAAGGACTATCGTGCCCCGCCCATGGATCTGCAACGACTGAGGAGCTGCTCGACTCAGTATCGTTTGAACTAGGAGAGCTACTCGATCCTAGAGACATTTCAGGTGTACGGCCTACGGGGTCCACAGCAACTTCAGGGGCCGTGTTTAAAGAACGATCTTCGCTTGTCGCAGAGCTAGTACTCTGGATGGATTCAAGCGAAGGTGGAGCCGTAGCGATACTTTGGATATCGGAGGCCGCTGCCTCAAAGTCTACGTTCCGTAAAGAGCGTGCCAAGCCTAGAAAATCCGTTGCAGGGCTGAGCAGTGGAAAGATTTCATTTGTCAGAGTCAGTGCGTCCACTAAATCTTCCAAAATAATCTCTTCCGATTGAAGTTCGTCATTATTTGTCGGAACTACTTGTACGGGTGCCGGCCTAGCTCTCCGCCGTGCAGATGGCACGGGTGCAGGCAAAGGTGGCATCATCTGCGCAGTCAGGTTAGCCGTAACGGCAGAACCCGACGCAGTGACTGGAATAAGATCCAGGGGCGGTGGAGTTGTTGACATAGTCTTTCTCTACTAGGAAATTGAGCACTCGACTTCTCCCAAACCCACCCCTCTACGTTACGCGACGACCGGAGTCTTTTGACTCGGGAAGTTATAGCCGGAAGCCTTTGCAGCCTCCATGACGCCCGCTACAATGTCCAGGACAGTCATGATGACGGTCAGGGCGCGCTTTGTACGGACGACGAATAGCATGATTTTTGCGAACATAAAGATAAGTGAAACTCTCTGTTGTTTTCTTTATAGTAGTTACCACTTGGGGCAGTATGGTTATTGGTCAAATGGAACCTATAAAAAAATCACCGGGAATGGCCGGCACCAAGCAAGACTAGGTTTAGTCTTTGCATACTACTCTTATACCAAAGGATACGAGAATAATTATTGTAATTACTCTTCTCGAAAGATGAATTTCACCTTTTCAGCAGAAGATTCTTTTTCTAGCAAGCTTCCTGCAAGCTCTTTTACGATAGATCTCTTGACAATCAAATCCGGATCAGTTCTGGCCAGGTGCTTAAGGGGCAAGCTCTCGATCTCTTCTTTTGTGAATTTCCCGCTTAGGTCAACTCTTCCGACATAGGTACCGTATTTTGTACAATCTGGGTAATTATGCCAATCGATACCGATGTCTTTAAGCCTTTGAATCCTCTCTTCGGTTCGAACATTAAGTAGGGATTTGTGACTGAACTCAGAATATGCAAGCATGGAAACACTGTTCTTCCTGGCGTCAATCTCCCTCCATAGAAAAGTGTTCATGGCCTCAACCTTGTCTGGGACATTCCATACTCGGGCATCGAACGTTGGAAGCCTGCCTGCGTACTCTGGCATAAGGGCTTCTACTTCCCGATAGAACAGGAGAGAAGTCAATGCACCGAGCTGAGATGTCATTTTCAGAAGCTTGCCGTCAAACCATACTTGCTCCTCTTCATGTTTTGGCATCCACATCAAAGAGATCTCATCAGACTGGCAATACCCTATTAACGCATTAGTCTCTTTGACTAGCTTTATCGTTGTATTTGTCATGGCCTGTACCATGCGCATATCAAAGGGTCGAAACATGCCCTGTGTAAATGAATGAAAAGATCTCCCGTCCATTCTTGCCATAATAGGCTGCGTACTATCAAGCTTGATGCTTGTGTACTTGGACTCATAACCCTTCATTCGGTCGCCAAGATCGTCACTCATCAGTGAAATTCCTCATCTACAAAAACACCAGCTTCTTCAAGCATACTAATAGCCTGAGTTGGCAGACTAAACACTCCGTCGTAATCGGAAAGAATTAGTCCGCCATAGTTATTGCGGGAAAACCAAAGTCCAATATGTTCAGTCGTTTCGATTTCAGGGATATCCCATTCAATGAAACCTTTCCCTGTATCGGAATTGAGATGCAATTCCATAGTTGAGGAATACTTTCCAAGCTTACGCGATCCCCAACTTCCTTCTAAGACCATGTGAGCTTCGAAAGATTGTTTCCAGATATTTGGTTGTGTCATTTATATACCCCTCTCTTTCTAACGTTTTCTCGCCAGTCTTCTACATACCCAGGAATAGAGTGAAGTGGGTTCATCACAAACTCTTTTCGATAGATATCGTTCATTGCATTTGCCGATACCACTTTTCCAGCTACGACATTAGCGGAGCTTCCAGGCTCTGAGCCTGGGCCATACCAGCCGTAAGCCTTTTCTAGTGAGGTAAGTTCTCTTGAAGCATCAAACCCTCCAATCTCAGAAGCACCACATACAACGCAGTGATATGGGCCGCATTGGACGTGACCAATCCCTACATCAACCCAGTCTGCATCGCAGGGATTATCGCAGAACGGGCATGGGCGGATTTCAAAGCTCACAAAAACCACCTATTCAGGTTGTAGCTATACAAGTCGATATAGTTCTGCCTTTTAAGCTCTTGCCGAATCTTCTCAGACACGACGAGAGTGCCGCCACAATAACCATCATTAATAAGGTATGCAAACTCTTCTGGCTTAGTCCCGTAACGTTTAAGCCACTTTTTAGAGATTCGCCTATGATATGATTCCGATTGATTTCGGCGCTTCTTGTGGACTCTAATAGGCTTCTCCTGCTGAGTAAACATGTCGTTGACAATGACCTTGTTGAACGACACAGGTACTGATCGAGAGAGTCGATTAAATTCTTGCATAGTGAAATCAATCCCATCAAGAATCTCCTTTGCACTCAGAGTAGGTCCCGTCTGTGCAGATGTACTATAAGTGGTTAAAATATCATCCATCATGATTAATATCCTTTATTCAATTGGTTATTCAGTTCTTTCAATCTACGCCCTCTGGCTTTTCTACCTTGCACTAATGAATGTTCAGGGTGCAAAGAAGCGCGGTGAGCTGTCTAAGCCCGCTCTTGTCCTTGCCGCGCCGTTACTTGTCCTTGGCGGAGTTATTGACTTTCTAGTCAACGTAGGCCCTTTCTCACTTATCATGCTAGAGCCTCCTCGTGAACTGACTGTTACTGCGCGCCTTAAGCGTCATGTAACAAAAGAAGGTTGGAGAGGTAACATTGCCCGTAGTCTTGGCAAGCACGTATTGAACCCATTCGATCCAAGCGGGGACCACTTGGACTAAAACTCAGAAGGGTGCATCTTCTAGTGGGATAGCCGGGACTTGTTTCTCGGCTTTTTCTTTTGGGATAACGTTTTTGAATAGAACTTGACCAACGACGCTTTGGGGGAAAGGCCAGACGTAGTCTAGCTTTCGGATCTTTGGCTTAAGCACTGTGCATCCATTCTGGCCTGGCATTCTTAGGCAAGAATAAGTACCTGTATTGCAGCTTGAAGGCGTCGATTAGGTAAGGAGGCTCTCTTGTTCCGTCAGTGCGAACATACTGTACTACAACGTCATGCACGTCCCTATACGTCTCCGTATCTACGACTTTGACTGCAGAAGAGTACCCCCCGTTTCCAGGAAGACTTGTTGAAACCCAAAAAGAGTTCAACGGAATTTCGTCGATTTTCAAGAATCGCTTTTCTTCGAAGTCGATCTCAAGTTGACCAGGTGGAGAGTTAGGGTCTTTCATTTCAATTCTTTCTTTAAAGTTTCAGTCAGCGCTTTATGGTTCTCGCTACACTCAACGTAGTCACCTTTAATCTTTAGGGCCCAATCTACTACGTCACTTTCCTTGCCAGATGAAAGGCTCAGTAAGGGCTTGCATGGCTCCATCAAGGCCCTATCAATGTTGAACTGAGCCTTGGATACTGCTGGTGGAATTTGAGGCGGCTGAGGAGGTTTCGGGCAAAGCTGGCAGGCTGATAACGCCAGGGCCAGACTCAAGGTTAGTGAAAGTTTTAGCATTGATAGTATCTACTGCTGAAGTTGATAGTTGCCCCGGAGTTTCGTTTCGTTCAGCCAGGAGTTTCTCGTAGTCGGACTTCGCTTTAGAGAGTTGAGACCGATAGGCGGAGATTCGAGTTTGAGCGGCTTGAGCTTGGGCTGCAGACTCTACTTCTAGGTCGTGAACTTTCTTGTTCTGCAAGGCAATGTATTCCTGGAATTCCATTCGAACACGATCCAGTTCAAGTTTTATCTCAGAAACCTTGAAATCACCTTGTTGAACAAAGTAAGACTTGGTTTTGGAATACGTCAACCCTGAGCTTGCTGCAACGATGGAAAACACTGCCGCAAGAAGGGCTACCCATTTCCACAAACCTCCCCCACTAACTCCGCTCAGGAAACTCGTGAATAATTGGAACATCTTCAGGCTCTTCTAGGTAATGATAGACATTTCTACTATCTGAATACCGGCGAAAGATATCCAACTTACGTTGAATCCTCGCCTCACGTTGCTCTTTAGTCAAAAAAGAGGAGTCAGAGACCCCTTCTTTCGACTGAGAAAGTTCAGTCTTTGTAGGGCTCATAGTCAGGATTTCCTTTGAATTTCTTGGAAAGGAAAGATTCAATCTTTTCAACGAGCCAGCGGTACCACTTAGGGAGCTGATAATACTCTTCGTCGATCTCAGTGAGTTCATCGACAGCTTCTTGGTAGAGCTGGCGCATCGCGTCAAGATCGTCTTCCAGATCTTGAATGTCTTCGTTGAATTCCATGCGCTCCGCAAGAAGGCGGGTGTATTGTTCCCGCATATCCTTGTGAGTAGAGATCAGGAGGAGAACTGAACTCTCTTCGGAGGGATCCGTACCGCTTGTGCCAAGTTCATTCAAGTAGTCGGTTGCAGGGGTTCGACTGATGAAGGCACCTAGTGAACCTACAGGCTTCGATCGGGTCTTCTTGCTGGTCTTAGGATTGTTTTGCATGGAAATTGTGTTGCTTAGTTTTGGGATTTGAATAGGCATTTTAAGTATAGTCTTTGCCAACTGCTTTCTTAGGAGGAGTCGCAGGCGCAGGCTCTACTTGTCGAGCTGGAGGATTGAAAGTGCTCTTCTTATCACAAGGGAATGCTTGGGATAAGATGTCCTTGATGACAGGTGCCGCACGATCACCTGGCTTGGCGTTAATCAGCGCAAACTGGGACAAACCAAGCACGATCCGAATGGTTGTGTCTTTCGTCGGGCAAATAGACGTTCCAAAGTTTGTATCAAAGATTCCTGCAATGTAGGAAGCGGCACGAACTTGAAGTTCTTCGTCGTCGCCGGAAAGCATTTCCGCAATGACGCTTGCGGAGCCGATCCCAACGATAGGAAGGTCTATGAGCGCCGTTTCCGCAGAAACAGAAGTCGCCACAAAGGAGAGTGCAGAAACTGTAATAAGGAGTGATGCGAGTTTGGTTTTCACGTCAGTAAGTCCTGTAAGTGGATAAAGTCTAGTGGTTCAAACAGTGTGTATTCCGTCGGGTACCCTTTTGGATTTGACATACACAACGTATTTCCGATTGTAGCATTGATCTTGTCATGCGTGTGCCCGAATACCCACAACGCAGGAGACCAAGGCTTATCAAGAAGGTCATCGCAGTGAGCTGCAAAACCTCCGTTGATTTCGTTCCACCCGGGAGCTTTCCACTTGTCAGCAATTAACTCGTGACTTGGGATATGGTGAGTGACAACGACGGCTTTTCTGCCGTTAGAGTAGGATTTCTCCAAGTTCTCTTGGATCTCCTTCTTAGCTTTCTCGTGGAGACGAATCGTGGTTACTGCGGAGAAATTCGGAATAGCTCGGAAATCGCACATACCTTTCTGAATTGCATCAACGGCCAGAGGGTTACCATTGTCGCAATCCGTCCACATCGTCGTATAGATGATGTCAAATCCCCAGGATGCCCATTGCGCATACCCCGTCGTACCGCAGGAAAAGTCTAGGTTAGGGATGTCCGCCAAAAGCTTAGTTAAAGCTTGGTTGGTATGGTCGTAGCCTTGACCTCCGTAGTACTCGTGATTCCCAGGGACGTAGATGACGCGATGAAAGCGATGGGAGACCTCCGCTAAGAATTTTGCAAGTGGGCGGCCTGAGCCGATGTCACCTGCAAGAATAAGGACTGAAGAAGCGTCCCTTTCGTCAGGAGGAAGAACCGTGGTGTGCTCGACAGGGGCTCGACTCCACTCATTATGAAGGTCGCTTGCAATACGTAAAAACTTAGGTGCTGAAGGCATTATATTCCTTATTTGCGAGGATCCGCATAGCCCTCGTCGGGCTTGTAGGAAAAGCTCTGCTCAATCCGAGCAGCCTCTTCTGCTTGCATGCGGTCAAATCGCTGACCAGCAGTTTCCCGCTCGATTTGAGCGTTGGCCTTTTGCTGAGCAACGATGTATGTGTTTGACCTTCCGAACCGAACCTTGTCTCGACGGACAGGCTTCGGGGCTGAACTGGGCGAAGAGAATTCGTAGGATTCGAATTCGGTAAGATCAATGTCTTTGATGGCTGGCATAGTATAAATAAAGTCAGAAAATGTTTAAGGCAGGGTTTGAAAGTACTCGTAGAGCTTGTTCCAAGCTTCAGCGTAGTAGTTTCGGAGATCTCTAGAAGCTTGAGCTTCTACTTTTACAGCAAGAACTTGGAGTGCGATTTGAACAGCTTGTTTATGGTCCATGATAAATGTAAGGTCTTTCTTGGTCCCTATCATGCATGAGTTCGTCGAACCTGTCAAGGAAAAGATTGTATGCGGTGATAGGGTACATGGTCCGGATCTTTTCCTCACATGGCTTGATTCCTTTAAGAATCTCCCAGTCTGTCTTTGACTCTGGCATCAAGTCTCGCTTTTCCGTAGCCAATGCAATCAAGTCTGCGACTTTGATGCACGGGTCTAGTTTATCAGGCATGCCGAATCGGTTAAGCACCGCCTTTTCAACACGAGCTTCAATCAATTTGTAGTCGGGTAGCATCATCTTCAATGGACTTGCAACATCCCCTAGGTAAGCCTCGCTTGCGTCGTGAAGCAGACCCATCAGTGCAAACTTAGGTGGAACAAGCCTTGAAACCATGACAGAATGCTGGGCAACGGAGAAGTGATTTCGTACGTGGCCAGTGAATCTGCAGATGTTAGAAAGGGCGTGAGCAATATCAACGATGTCAATGACCGAGTTTTCAGGATTGTTGAAATCGAAGTAATTGCCTGAGACTGTGAGAATAGTAGGTTGCATTTTGTTTGGCAAAAAAGAGGCGAGGAGCCTCTGGGGTTGATCTTAGATTTTCGGAAAGTCTTCCGCCTTCGGATGCTTCCAGATGAACTTCGGATTCATGCAAGCAGGAGAGTTGTGGTAGCGAAGAGGATCTTCTCGCCACGTGATTTGTCCGTAGGCGTCTCCTCCGTTGAACATGTTCTGGTAGAGAACGAGGTACTTCGTCTCGTCGACGAAGTCGGTGCCGTTGATGATCTTGTCGGCGAATTCTTTACTAAGGGTACCCATGATTAATTTCTTTCGTTTAGGATTTCTGGGCTTTGATATATGCTGCGAGTTCTTCCATCTGAGTCTCTTCGACGGGGTTGGGGAAGATCTTTGTCCCGTCGTAGCACACGCCATACTTGACTGACTTGTAGAAAGGTTTCGGTGCAGTTTTGAAATCGACTGTAGCCATTCCGCCGCGAAGCTCGCAAACAGACTCGGCTTGCCCTACCGTCGTCGCGTAGAGCGCACCTTCGGTTTGAACCATGCGCATAGTGAATCCGATCCAGGAGAGAACCAGAAGAATCCAGATGAATTTCTTGGAGGAGAAGAAGTTGAGCATGATAATTCCAATTTAAGGGTTGACAACAGTTATGGATATCTGTACTATTCTTATACCAAAAACGAGTTGTAAATTGGAATCAATCAGGAAGCGTTTTAAGGCGTTTAAAGCGATAGGGTAAGGTAGTGTAGCCAAGACCCGTTTAAATCGCTCCTAGCGCCTTCCAGAGGCCTTCAAGAGGGTTCGTTAGTACTTGAATAAAACAGTTAAATACTTCCTAAGCATTATCTCTCTGTGATAGAATACGAGCTTCATAATTCTTCCATCCACGACCTATGGACGCACCTTCTTCCGACTATACTACTCCCAACATGGCATTAACAGGGAAAGAAGTCCTCTCCGGGGTCTGCATCCAAGACATCGAAGAACTCGCAGAGCAGAACCCTTCTCTACGAGGCTACCTTCATGGGTACATCGCAGAGCTGTTTCTAAAGCGGCACCTAGAGAGCCTCCATGGTATATCAAAGGTAGAAAAGATCCCTGACAGAGATTCTCGTAAGGGTGATTTCCTAGTGACATACTTGAATCATACATTGACCGTAGAGGCCAAAAGCCTATCGTCAAACGATCTCCGGCAAGATCTCCTGAATGATTCATGGATTGGTCGGGTTAACCTGAAGAAGACGGGTGCGGGTAAAATACCAGACACGCACGAGCGCACGACTTGTCTTATGCGAGGTGAATTCGATGTCCTGGCCATTTGTACCTTTTCTTTAACCAAGACGTGGGAATTCGTGTTCTTGGAGAACCGATATATTCCAAGCTCAGGTCTTCACGAAGACCGTTTAATTTCCACGATAACACTCGACATCTATAACCAGCCTAAAGTAAGCTTTGATGCAATCTCTGTTTTTGATGAGTTCATCCGTTCTCCGGCTAAAATCTAGACTATGAGTTTCTCGAACGAGCAGATCCTAAACAGCCTCATCTCTTTTTACGCCAGGAAAGGCGTAGACATGAGCTATGTTCTGGGCGACCCTATCTTTAGAAAGCTCCCTGTTGAAGACCAGGTTGAAGCTATTAAAAAGAATGCGGATAGAATCCTAGCTGGAACTTCGAAAACTTTGACTAAGCCGGAAAAGCGCCTCATTTGGCAAAACGCTTTGGGCAGTTCAATCCTTGCAGGTTCTGCTGCAGCAGGAGTAGTCGGCGCAGTCATGCGCAATCCTGCATTTTCTAATACAATGAATCGCAACAAGTCATTAGCTTTCATGGGCGGGACTGCCCTGGCTATTGGAGGAGCGGCCGGATACATCTCAGGTCGACTCGGGACAGACGATTCAGTTGCTTCTCGCAAAGCTGTTCGAAAAGAACTTGAGCTTACTGCAAAAACACCTACGAACGAAAATGCTCTTGGCGCACTTGCAGCGTCGCATCTATATTCTCAAGTATCCGCACCTCGTAGAGACCTTGCCGCTAAAATCATCAACGTAATTAATGGGCAAGTCAGTGGAGGCGCCATGAGAGAAAGACTCCAGAGTGACTTCGAAAATTCGTACCGTTACCACGACACACCTACTTAACCTATGATTGCCTACACTCTTAAATCCGTACTAGAACTAGTCCCTGAGGCAATGCCTTTCGTAAAGAGGGCTTCAGTCGAGAAAGACTATCCTTTGGACGATAGAGATGCCTGCATGGCTTCAGCCTTGTGCATCGCATATCACGAACACGTAAGTCATCAAAGTGTAGACCCTTGGGTCATGGAAAAGGTGGCGGCTGCTGTCGATACTTATGGCATCCGAACTGAGTTCAACCAATTCAAGGAGAAGCTAGCTCAACGCAATCTTTTCACGAAAGTGGCTTCGGGTATTAACCGTCAAGCCGCATATCTAACCAAGCAAGCTTCGTTTGAAGGTGAGCGTTCTGGCTGGAACGATCCAGAAGCTCTGTGTAAGACCTCAAGCGCCTTATATGACGAAGCTATTCAGCTCGGAGAAACTCCTTCCGAGGACGTAGCTCGCTATTCTGGCCACGCATTCCTATCCAAGGAAGCTGCAGTTAATGCACTCACCGCTCGATTCCAGGCAACCAAGAATCCAGTCTTCGTCAAGCTGGCAGCAGCAATCGGTGAACGAACTTCGTTCCCTACTCATACAGTACAAGACCTTTGTAAGACTATCACGGGTCTTGACAAGTCTGCGAATCTTCACTTAAAGGGTTTTGACTTCTACAAAGAAGCCCTTCTTGTAAAACAATCTGCTATCACTGGTAGTATCCGCGTTCGCGTAGGCAAAGAAGAGTTTCCCTTAGAAACCCTCCTACGCATTTCTGACAGTAACCTATCCCATTATATCGGGCCTGATTTCTCTAAAGAGTTAAAGGCTGATCCTGCCAATGCAAAGGCTGTTGTAGAAACTCTACCTTTAGACCTTCAGCAAGTTCTTCTGACATTAATTAAAAATACCTGATGCTGCACCCGGGCGCACCTCTTTCATACCTGCAAACCTTCTTTGATACCCGCTTTGCCGAGCACGGCAAGGATTGGGTCAAGTGGGAGCCGGAGACTATTCTTCTTAGCCTGCAGGACGACCACGGTCCTAACGAGCCGGTAGATCCTATTCTTAGAGAGAAGGTATTGGTCCTACAGGTTCTTAATGAGAACATTAATAACTTCCTAGCTCTTCCTGAGTTTTTAATCTGGGCCACTTCTGTTATTAACAATCAGCCAGCTGACTTCGAGCACATCCTGCTACCTACAAGCCTAGAACTTGCTTGGACTATCACTGAGCTAAAAAGAATTGCAAGCCTGACAGATCAAAAGTGGGAGCCTGGATTTGAATTGAAGAGTGTGGTAGGATACATATTAAAAGAAGAGGGTTATTCTATTGCTCCTCCTGTATTCGACTTTGTTTCTCCAGATACTTTGCATCCCGGTCAAACACCAGAAGACATTGAAAAAAAGCGGATTGCATGCATCGGGTATGTCCGTCACATGGATGATGCTTGGAAGAACTCCGAGCACTAAACTAAGATCATGCTAGAATCCGCAATTAACACTCCCATTACTACCGTCGTTGTGAATCCTTCTACAGGCTCACTTACAGACGCTGCAGTTTATCTGAACGGGGCGCTTTCCGCACAAGTGGTATCTGTCGTTCAAATTGGTACCACCCCCGTTTGGTCTATTTCGTTCACTCCTAACGCAACTGGGAATTGGTCCTTGTTTGCTTTCGGGGTGATCCAGGAACGCATCAAGGTTTCTACTAAGTCCATCTACGATTATCTGAAGAACATTGAGGACGAATCCCTCGGATCCTGGTCATGGAACAAAGGGACTGGTGTGTTGTCCCTCCTACGCCAAGACGGGTCCGCATTAGCAACATTCAACGTTGTGGACGGTCTAGACTCTAGTAGCCGAGAACGAGTCGTTTAATCTAAAAAAAGCCCAGTCTGACTGGGCTTTTTAATTAGAAGTCAATATCTTCGTTATGCTCCATTACAACAGCCTCTACCTTCTTTTGACGCTTTTTAGGTGATCTTGCAACTGGAATATCTTCTATTACAGGCGCCTTCTTGGGAGTAACTTCCCCCGTTTTCATACACAGATCTAACCCCATTCGTCCTAGGGTTTCTTTGTTGAATTCAAGGTAACGTACAAACTCGTTGTAAGTACTGCTTGTTTCATAGTCACTTGTGTACTCCTGAGGTCTAATAGAGTAGGTTGCGTATTTGGAAACTACATTATCATTGCGAAAATTTACCTTTGCAAAATTCTCTTGAGAGAACCAGTTTGCACCAGAGTTAAATACCGTTGAAACGGCGCCATTCAAACTGTAGTTGATCTGATTGTACATAAATGGCTTGATGTACAAGAAGTTTTGCAACACACCGCACATGATCGTTGCCATCAATGCGTTGATTGCCAGTGTCTGATCTAGGTCCGCACAACTTCTCTCAGCTACTGTAGTACCCAGATTATCATAGTAAGAAGGGCTATAGGGGATATAGTTCACAGGCATCGGTTCCGGAGTCATCTTAGGCATAGCTGCCTTGATATCCCTAATCCTAGCAGCGTATTCGTTATCAGATATCATATGAGGGCTCCTAAAGCTTATCACCGTATTCGTGAAGAACTTGACTTGGCCGAAATTATCCTCATTACCTGCATCGATCACGAACACATCATTGGCACGCGTCTTAAAGAACACGTGGAGGATCTCTCGCCGAGCTTGCGGAGAGTCTACTGCCATGATTAGAATGATATTGTTAGCAGGGGGGCATTTCGAGTAGGATACAGCATTGTCGGCAATACTCGTTATACTATCGTAACTGTTCAGTCTTTTCACGATGGGGTGGATCGGAATACCCATCGCACGCTGGTAACGCTCAGCTAATACAACAGCCTTGCTCTTGCCAACATCTTGGGAAATGAAGTTTTGACGTAGAAGATTTTTCTCTTCCACAACATCATCATCGATCAGGAAAATAGGAAGTTCAGTCATCCAGCCCGCAGGATTGAACTCACGAAGAACTGTGCGAACAAGTTGAGTCATCATAGGGACAAGGCGAGATCCTGTACCTCCACAGCCGACAAGGTAGATTGCCGAAGGAAGAAAGTGAGGTGTGTATTTGAGCATGTTTAATCCTAGATTTAGCGGGGACGCAGCCCCGCCGCATCTCCTGTGTTTAGAAACCGTTTGTAGCGATTTGGTCTTGCTGCTTTCGAGAAAGCATTTGATACATTTCGATGAATACATCGAAGCGTTCTTCTTGATCCATCATGTCAAAAGACTTAGAAATAATCCTTTCAAGAATATCGTCTGAGCCCTTCAACTGATCAATCGTCATTTCAATGTCTTGAGCAGCGAACGCAACATCTGGGCCGTAGTCCAGAACGTCGTCATTGAATGTTCCGGACAAACCCTTTTCTGAGAAGGGCTCTTCCATCATTGTGTAGGCTTCGTTCAGCTTTTCCGCATCGCTTTGCTTTTCTTCAAATGCAGCAGTCAGCCATTCGTTCGCCCAGCTACCAGGGTCTTCCGACCCCGGCGCGCTTTTTTTTTCAGCGCCCCTTCCTGCTCAAATGCATCGTTTTCTGAATCAGGAAGACCATCATCGCCAAACACAACAATGCCAAGACCACGGTCAGCAGGGCTCGGCGTTCTAGGGTTATAGTTCATCCCTTTATGCGACGAAGTTTTCGACCAGGGACCTCTGTCAATCTTGCCAAACTGTCCCCGCTCTACTGAGTCATCCGAGAACGGAGAGTGTAAGCCCTTCTCATTCCCTCCACCTTTAGGCTTATTGAAGAACTCTGACTGATATCCGGGTGCACCCTGTGAAGAACCTTCATCGGGATCGACGTACCGACCTTTCATATACCTTGCGTAATGAGAGCCTTTTCCTGCTCCTACTCCCGCCCCTGCCACCTGAGGCGGCGGAGCTTGTACTCGATCAAGCCAAGAGTCTGGAACTTCGGGTTGCTGAGCAACAGGAGTTTCAAACAAGTCTTCCAACTTTGCTTCAATGGTGCCGCCAGGGTGGTTAAACCGCCAGACCATGTCCTGGTTGTCAGTATTGTTGTGGCCAATGACACCACTATACCTGACAGACCCCTTGTCATCTGCATTGTCAGTGCCACTGAAGAAGGCGCTGAAGTCTGCGTGAGAGTGAATGTCTACGATGATGCTTGAGCCAAGAGGGACAGTGCTCCAGTCATAGCGAGCAGAGGCGTGAGAAACGATCTGATTAGGGACGAAGAGATGATACCCCTTTGATTCGTCCCATAGAATCCAAATCATTGCTTCTACTGCCGTTCCACGCTTCTCAATGACTTTCTTGAAGAAAGCTTTGATTTCAGTGAGAAGTCGAACAGGGATCTTTCCTTCGGGCAAGAAGCTGACCTTGGCCGCCACGTTTTTAAGCTTCAAACCGGGGATCTCCTTAACGGGTATGCGAATGAATCGTGGTTTACCTTCTTTTCCAGGTCGGAATGATCGGTGGTGAATGATGCCGTTTGAAGTCAGCATGTAGATGTTAGGATAGCCTGCGTTGACGGCTTCGTCAAACTCTGAAAGAGTATCCTTCGGAGTGTCGAACATTTCATTAACAACACAGCTGACAAACGGGGCGATAACTTTGAAAGTCATGATAATTTCTCAGGAGTTAGAGAGTTTTAGGGGTTACTTTAGCTATCCACCCGCGAAGTTCCTTAAATGGAAACTGCGGGTCTTCTGTTTTAGCAATTTCTGCAAGATGTACGAACCATTGCTCGATGCCGCGATGGCCGTCTGCAAACTTACTATTTTCTCTAAGTGCGCGGATACCTAAGTCGTAATTGAACGGAGAGGTCCAGACCATATCAAAGTGCCACTGGAGCGGACGGAGATCACCCTTCACGAAGTTTTTGGGTAGCTGGTTCTGGCCTGTGCACATCGCACCTTCAGCGTACATATTCGGGAAAGGAAGAAGGAAGATGCGATTTGAAGAGCTGACCTTGTTGATGAATTCACGAGGTACATCAGTAAGACTTGAGTCGGTACAGAAGTATGTCGTCGATGAATGGATCCACTCTCCTTCGGCTTTACCCTTAAAGAGTTTGAAATACAGGATAACGTTCGGTACGATTCGTTTTAGAACTTGACCGTTGAAGTTTACATCTCGTACGCCACCTTCGTAAAAGCATGCAAGGTTCATGGAGGAGCTATTGGACTCCATGAAGAATACACCCTTCGGAAGAGATAATGATTCTAGATTGACAGATTTCTTGTCTTTCCCGATCGCCTCAGATAATGTATCAATAAGGTTTTCGAAGGATACGAGCTTCGAGAATCCGTTATTGAAATTAAGACGAACGCATTCTTGTAGAATATCGAGAGATACTGCTTGAACGTTACTCTCCTTATCCCCAGGAGGAATTAATCCCGACTCTTTCAAGACTAGGTTCGGTTGAATCTCTTCGTTAGTAGGCTCGATTAGAATTTCCATTTTTAGTCCAGTTAAATAAAGAAAAAGTCGTCTGAGAGTTCCGGTTTGAATGCAGGTTTTTCCCCTAAAGAGGCTTCCAAGCTTTGCAAGTAAAGTCTTGTGAGGTCGTTATCCACTGCAAATACGTCAGAGAAAATAGGATTGTCTAAGACATCCTTTGCAAGCTCTAATACTGTGATAGTTTTTAAAAACTCAGAATTCACGCTGAGGTCATCAACCTCTGAAATGGGGTCTGACTTCATATACATTGCATCTAAAAGGTTTTTTGGAATAACTTTTATCTGTATAGGAGGAACTTCTAGAAGAGTTTGAAATATGTCGATCATGAAGCGATCCTCTTTAAGGATTTGATAATTTGACTTATAGCGCTTACGTGAAATATATGTTTTGAGTGAAAAGCTTTTCTTATATAAGATCTGGGTGAAATACTGGCTCTGTACAAGCCAGAATCTTCTCTAAGAATACCTAAGCTATTTCGGGATAAGCATTGATACACAGACACTGAGTTGTCAATGTCACCGACAATTTCTGAAAGAGATATCATCAGCAGGCAAGATGTAAGCAGTTCAGAGTTCTCAATTACAGGGAACCCTTCTACTGTAGGAGTACTTCTCTTGCTTGACTCGCTCTCGGTAAGACTTATGACAATTGGAATATTTCTGCGCAAACACTCCGCATTCAGCCTTCGAATATATCTTGCAAACACGGACAGTCTACCGTGTGAGCTATGCAAGTACTTTGTTTTTGCTTTGAATTTTACAGATAGGGAATTTTCCATTTCTGATTTACATTCAAAGTCTTCTACTTCGAACTGGTCGCTTTTCAAAGCCCTGAGAATTTCAAGGCAGAACGCAGCTCCGAGCAAAGACTCCTTCGTACTTCCGAACTTTCGCGGGGATATAAACGATGGAGGTAATGTCGCACCACTGTCAGCTATAGATAGAAAGTTCTTTATTTTCGGAGGTGCTTCTGGATACTTTCGAAGAAGGAGTCTACTCACTGCAAGTGCTTCTTGTTCGAACAGTTTTTGTGAAAGTTCTTCTTTATTAATACGGGTGAGCGTAGATACTTCCGCTTTGTTTAGCCCTACTTCTTGCATTGTAATATCCTGTTAAAAGACTAAAAAAAGCAGATAACTCTGCTTTTCAGTTTTAGGAAAGAGGCTCAACTTGAGCCTCTACCATTAACCCTTATTGCCCGTACGCGGCGAGAACGTCACCGTAAGGGTATCACCGTCGACACCGGTAGCAATCGTCTCAGTTGACGCATAGCCAGACAGGCCGGGAATAGAAACGCCATAGTTCGAAACGAGCTGAGCAGCGTGCCATTCGCCAGGGATAGGGCCATAGGTTTGGTCGATAGCGGTGACGACGAAGATGGTTTGGGTAATTGCCATTTTGAAAGCTTTCTAAGAAATGAAAAAAGAGTTAGACGGATTTCTAACCCACACCAAAATATACGTATATCTTGTGTGTACTATTCTTATACCAGGGCTTTTCAAATTATTGAATCTTCAAACCTAAACTAAGACTACATATGGAAATCCAACCATCCAAGCTAGCCCAGGCAATCCTTCAACTCAAAGGTAAGCCTCTCAACCTCTCAGACTACAAACCCTTCGAGCTAGTCTATGACGCAGCCCCTGACACGCTTACGCTTTGCGCAGGAAGACAGGTAGGAAAGAGCGTGTCCCTAGGCGCCTCGATGACCTCGAACTCTATCCTGAGGCCATTCTTCTCAACGCTCATGGTCTCCCCATTATCTCAGCAAACTTCACGATTCTCAACTCAGTACCTTGCGCCCTTCCTGAACTCTCCTTTGGTCAAGAACCATTTCATTGACAGCAGCTCAGTCAAGAACGTGTTCTCACGAACCCTCAATAATGGTTCAAGCATTACCCTTGGGTATTGTGAGACTGAGCAGGACGCTGACAGAATTCGAGGCGTAGCAGGGGATATGCTTCTCATCGACGAAGTTCAAGACGTATCTCTAGAAGCTGTACCTATCCTAGAGGAAACCCTCTCTGCGTCAGAGCACGCATTCAGACGGTTCACTGGGACGGCTAAAAGTGACTCTAATACGCTCACGGTTTTGTTTAAGCGTTCGAATGGCTTGGAATGGGTTGTCAAGTGCGATTCGTGTGGCAAGCATTCCATTCCAAACGACTTTGACAATTGCATGAAGATGTCTACGATGAACCCTGACGGTCCTGGGTGTATGCACTGCGGTAATTTGCTGGACATGAAGAAGGGTCGTTGGATTGCAGCCAAGCCTAGTATCAAGAATCACATCGGGATGCACATCCCTCAGATCATTATTCCTGCCCGAACGAATCCTAAGAAGTGGAAAGAGCTGGTCGATAAGCTTAATAAGTACACGAAAGTCAAGCTTTCAAACGAAGTGTTCGGACTCCCTGTTGGGGCAGGTGGTAGACCTCTTTCCCTCAAACAAGTCATGGGTTGCTGCAACCCCGCCAGAAAGGGTTTTGATATCGGATTCCCGAGGGATGAGAGAAACATCCTATACACAGTTTTAGGCGTAGACTGGTCTGTGACTGGATCCACGAAGAGCTATACGGTAGTCACTGTGATTGGCTTTGATTCACTGGGGAAAATGTATATTCTTCATGCCCAGAAGCTAGAGGGTATTGACATCATTGAACAGGTCGGTATTGTTATTCGCACATACGACCAGTTTGCCTGCAGTCACTTGGCTTCTGACCGTGGCGTAGGTGTGCTTCAAGGTCAGATGATGAAAAGTACCTTAGGTGACGACAAGGTATCCATGATTAACTATGTTGCAGCCAAGACTAATCTGAGATTCGACAAGGACGGTAACTACTTCGCTGCAGATAGAACATTGGCTATCGACACGCCTGTGATTTTGATAAAGATGGGTCCGGCCAAGATTGAATCCCCGTGCTGGGATGTGATGCATAGCTTCTGGGAGGACGCGCTACACGTGTACGAAGAAGAGACTAATTCTGGCAGACGGGTTTATAGAAAAGATGAGGATAGTCCTGATGACTTCCTCCATTCTTTAGTCTTCGCTAATCTGGCGGGGATGATTCTAAGGGGTGAATTCGTTTACCAAGAGAAGGACGCGGTTGTTGACAACGCATTCACCTTTGGGTGAATCCAGGTTTAAAATATGTTTATCTTTTAAAGGACTAGAATTCTAAATGGCTTACGATCCAAACGCTCAGGGTTATGTTGTAACAGCCCCGTTGCATGCTAATATTACGGTGGATGAGAATGGGGTACCGACTGGGATTGCGACTGCATCGGGCGGAAGCGTTTCTCTATCTCAAGTGTCAGGAGGGAGCGCGGCAACCAGAGCGACGAATATCATGACGAGAGGCCTTATGGGGTCGGTTGCGAACTACGGCGGCGCAGGGTCGACGTTCACCTACCACACTACGACAACGGTGGAGCAACATGCCAGGCGATTTCGTATCTGGCTGCCGAACATGGCTGCCGCTGCGGTGACGGTTGCGGCTGTTGCAATTTCTGTGTCAAACGCTGTCGGCACTGATCCAACTGTTGGCGGAACTGGTGCAGCCCGCTATACCCCAAGCACAAATGCGTGGGTGGCCGTGACGTTCGGCGGTGCGGCGTCAGCAACAATTCCGCCCGCGATCGACACATCTGCCGGCAATAAACAGCCGTCGTGGATTGCATCCGACTGGATCGACATCGCAACGATCCCGCGAGCCGATGGCGGGACGTTGCCGGTTGTAATGATGCGAGCAACTATCACCAGCGGTGTTGGCTACAACCTCACTGGTTATAATACCTCTGCGTTCAATCTGATTGCAAACACTGATATTCACGGCGGGCGTATTTTTACTTCGTACCGATATACGGGCGACGGAATAACAGTGCCGGCGAATTTCGTTTATACGACAGATTTATCCGGGACCGGCTCATTTTTTAATCGGTTTGAATATCAAGGAGTGTCTCCTGGAGTGACGATTGCGGTTCCAGGTGATTCGATTGCTGATGGATCGGTGAATGGGGGCTCTGGTAATTACGGCAACGGGTGGGCCTGGAAGCTGGCCAACCTGCTGCGTGCTGCGCGGCCGGACCTGCCAATCGAATTGTGCCTACTGGCGTTCACCTCACAGAATGCAGTGTCGTTCCCACTACGAGCTGAACGCTTCATACTCGACGGCACGCACTTTGATATCATGATATATTCACCGTTTTCACCGAACGACGGGCCACCAAATTCGTCGACAGTATTAGCGCAGCACAAGTACTGGCAGCAAATGGCCGAAATGGTCGTCAATGGGACGTACCCCCAACTCAAGCCGCTGCCAATTACTCCTGGCGCCAGCCCATATACCTACAACGTCCGCGCCCCCGGTACTCTGATGATTGTCGGAGGTACTGTTTCTGCCGTTTCTGCCGCGCGTGCAGGGGTAACGGTTGCAATGCCGACTGCAGGAGCGGTGGCCGTCGTTGACGGGGACGCGGTGACGATCACCTACACCGTTGCGCCGACCGTGACGCTGATTCCGTCGCCGCGGCCTGTCGGTAGCAAAATTCTCGTGCTCACGACGCCGTGCCCGAATACCGCTGCGGCATGGGATGCAACCGCAGACGGGTTCCGGCTGGCGCTCAAAGCGCAGATCCTGGAAGCCAAGAAAGCCGGCGTGCCGGTGATCGATTTCGACGCCGTGTTGAGCGATGGCGCAACCCCGGCGCGCTTCGTTGCTTCCAAGACCACCGACGGCACGCACCCGAACGAAGTGGGCCACACGGACATGGCGTCACCAGGATTGCCGGTCGTGCTGCCGCTGCTACCGACTGCGTTGATTTGATCTCACTGCAGGTGAGTATTATAACTTCAAGCCGCCTTCGGGTGGCTTTTCTTTTCCTTGACAGGTCTCTGAAATTCGCTTAGAATAGGACACTATGTCATCAAACTCCGCTTCAGACTTCGAATTCCCCCGTGGCAAGTCCCTACCTAAAAAGAGCCCTGGCGCTACGCATGGCCCAGCTCGTCCTGTTGGGCGCCCACGTTCACAACCCATTGAAGACTTTTCTAACGACCTAGAAGGTGAGATTTTTCCAGAAACTAAAGAGAAGACTGAAACGTCTTCTTCAACCGAACAAAGCTCTTCCGCCCCGGAATATCCCGAAGAAGAACTCCTACGCGTCTTCGACGAAATCCTGTTCTCAAACGAATACTCAGAAACGTTCTCGATCCGTGGCCGTATGGAAGTGACTTTCCGTACCCGTACGGCTAAAGAGGTTCAAGACATTGATAAGAGCTTGGATTCGCTTGGTGCAAGCCTAATCTCTACAGTAGAAAATCTTCGCTCATTCAAGCACCTTGAACGCGCACTTGTTTCATATAATGGCAAGGACTTGAGTACACTACGTGTTTCTGAGAAAGAGAGCTTCGTTCAAGCTCTTCCTGGTCCTATCATCGGCGCTTTACTTATTACTCTCGCTAAATTTGACCATAAGATTGGCATGGCGTGCCGCGTAGGTGAGCAAAATTTTTAACACACCCTTGGGCGAAGCAGCGAACTAAGCTGTTTCTTCAAGGGATAGAAGTCCCGGCACTAGGAAGCATGCGGGACAAAATATTCAGGCAATACATGCTTCATGAGTCCAAGATTGAAGCAAAGAGGCACCAGATGATGCTTCTTCTTGTCATGGGCGCACCAACGATCTCAGATCAAGCTACACGAAGAAGTTGGAACGAACAATCAAAGAAAGTATTCACTCAGTACGTCGATCTCCTCATGGGAATCGAAGTATCAGAAGAAGACTTGCAAGAGAAGGAAATGATCGAGTTCTATGAGAACGTAGTTAAGAAGGTTAAACCTACGATTCACAAAGACAAGGATGGGAAGTTATCGGTTAAGGGTGTGGTTGGCATATTCGGAGAGAATTAGCCTAAACTCTCTTTTATGAATCCCTTTGGCGTATTCGCTACCACCGCAAATCAGGCCCAGAATGGGTTCTACAATCCGACCAGCGTTTCTCATATGCAACCTGGCTGGGGCGTAGACCCTAGCCTTCTAACTCCAAGTTACGACGCTCCATATCGGCCCAGATTCCAGGGGCCAAGTCCTTACTCTGCGTATTCGAACCCTACGATGATGGGGGCTGCGAGTCAGCTCATGAATCCATTCGCAAGGGATCCATATTGGGGTACGCCAACTGACCATACTCGTGGGGCAGTAGACTCTCTTTCTCAGAAGCCATTTGACTCTGCCATGGAAGTCGGGCAGCGCTTTGTCGCTCCTGCGATTGCGTACGGCCTTGCTGCAAAGATTGCAATGGGCTCAAAAGTATCCGGACTTTGGACTGGAGGAGGTTTAGGAGGCGCTGCTGGCAAATCTTTCGGTATTGGCATGGCAAGAGGCCTTGGCATGGGGTCAGGAGCTGCGGGCATTGCTGGTGGCGCAGGGTCGATGATATTCGGTGGTATCGCTACGATGGGTATTGGCGCAGTAGCAATGGCTGGCGCAGAGACTATCTTCCAAGGATACTCAAGACAAAGGCAGATCGGGAACGATCTTCAAAACAACTTTAAGAACTTCACGTTCTCAGATGCGACCGGGCATCAAATCACTGGCAGAGGCTTAGGTAGAAGCGAGTCAGCTAGTATGTCGCATCAGATTGACCGTGCAGGCATTCAGGACATGACATGGTCGTCTGCGCAATACGGAGCCATTGCTGACATGTCCTCTAAGGCGGGACTTTTAGATAGTACTGGGTCATCTAAACAGCTCGTGGATAAGTTCAAGGGTATTTCTGAACAGATCAAGCTAATCGTAGCCATCTCCAAAGACCCGAGTATTCAAGGCGCAATCGAAGAACTGTCCAAGTTAAAAATGGGTGGCGCAAGCATCAATGGGGGCGTCACCTCTTCTGCTGCTTCGTCCTACCGTCAGCTTGGTAACTATGCAAGCATGGCAGGGACTTCAGTTCAAAAGCTGATGGCGACTGTGGGAACTCAAGGTCAGTATATGTTCCAGATGAATGGAATGACGCCGTACCTTGGCCAAATGGCTGCAGGCAATGCCTACGCAGGGTTTTCAGCTGCGCATCGTACAGGCGTTATCGGTGACGCTCAGTTGGCTAGAATGGGTGGAGCAGAAGGTGCAACGCAGTCAGTACTGTCAGCACAACTTAGCAGTCTGCAGACACCGTATAACAAGATGCGCATGGCCAATAAGTACCTTGGAGGTGGTGCTGGAGGCGGTGTCGTAGACAATCTAACTCGTTTCGGGAACAACGCGGCCAAAAATCCTGTTCGTGCGCAAGGTGAAATGATGCTCTACGGCAAGGCTATGGCCAGTAGAGCTTCCCGTGAAGATGGGAATCTTGATCCTGAGCGCCAAGCTTTAGAAATGATGGAGGCTGCAGGTCTTATCAAGCCGGGTGAAAAAGTAGACCCTGCTGATATGGTTGCAGTCATGGTCGGTAATGGGATGATGTCTGAGACAGAGGCGGTAGCTTACGTAGCTTCTCGTAGTGGGGAAAACGACCCAGCTACGGCTGCACTTAAATCTAAGGCGATTGCAGCACAAACATCAGAACAGACTAGATCTTTTATTTCTCAAAATAATCTAGGCACAGGCGCAATTTCTACGGTAAGTAGAGAGGTTACTAACGTAGGTAAAGCCTTCAAGTCAGTTGGGAGTGCGATGGCAAGCCCTGTAGTAGACGCTGTAGGGTGGACGGGCGATAGGATGGAGAATATTGCAGACTTCCTGACGACAGGAAGTGCTGTGAGCAGTGAACGTAGGCAGAAGTATCGGGATGTTTTAGGGACAACAAGCGGTAATCTTTATAAAAATCTTGAAGGGGAGGTCCAAAAGGGCTCTGGTCTCAGAGGTGAGCTTGTAGATAACCTGGATGTCATGGGAGATGCAGATGAACTTATGTCGTTCTATACCGCAAACCCTGAAAAGTCCATGATTGCGGACATTCGGAAGAAATTAGAAGAGCCTAAGTATAGAGACCTTAAAAAGGCAATGGGTGATATCCCTGTTGACCAAATGGTTACGAGAATCCGGGAACTTAGTAATTACGGAAAGTCTTCCGGTATGCTTGGGGTGGCTTCTCTAATCTCAGGGTCGGATGCTAACGTCGATCAGGTCATGGCGAATCCTGGAAAGCACATATCCGATCCGAAAGTTGTCAAGCAAATCCAAGAAGCAAAGGGTGATCGGGCTAAAATTTCGAAGATCATTGCTACTCATTTTGCAAAGATGAACGGTGGAACTCTTGTAGGAGAATCTGTAAATCTTACTTCAGACATGTCAGATGAACAGGCTGCGGCTGCTGGTGCTATTATCAAGGACGGTGCTAAGGCGCAGAAGCAAGTCTATGATTCTGCCAATAGCAGAGTGGATTACTCTAAGTTCACATCAGCTACAAAGATGCTTGATGGAAGTTCGGTTAAGCTTAATGAGGCTGCAGGAAATCTTAACGATGCTGCGAAGGCAATATCAAAGGCTGCAGCAGGCTCGGAAGGATCTAGTACATATGATAAGACTAAGTCTGGGCTAAATGCCTGGAAGAACTTTCTAGGCTAAACAAGGATTCTCATGGCCATCATTAAAACAATTCAAAAAGATCAAGTCATTGTACGCGTAGTACCTCTTACAGCTTTCAACCTGTATATCGAACGAGTTCGTTCTGTCACAGACGGCGTTCGTATGCAAGCAGCGGGGTATGAATACACCCCGCTTCAGTTCGGGGGAACCAAAGGTCAACAAGAGTCTCTTGTTTCAAACTCAGTCATTAAATTAGTAGACTTTAAGGTGAACGGTTAATCATGTCGGAAAATCCATTCGTAGGCCCAGTTGAGTCCGTTGCGACTCGTAATTTTGAAATCTCCGCAAAGGTATCGGATGCAGCTAGATCCGTCGGTACGACAGGGGCAACTTCAGGTGCGACAACCAATGTCCTAAGAGAAGATGGTACCATTATTCAAACAGAACGACTATTTACTACTCGGTCACGGGCTGCTGTTACTAACGGGACCTCTGATTCTATCGGTGATAATTCAGGATTTAGAGGTAATTATGCCTATATCAAGCTTGTTACAAGTCAAGAGCAAGCAAAGGAGTACATGTCTGGTAAAACTGCAAGGGAGCTGACGTATTCAAAGCTTGCAGGCTCTGGTAGTGAATTAGCTAACATGTCAGATCCCTCTGGACAAAATGCATCTGGATATGATAAATTTTTGCTAACTGGCGTTAGTGCCAATATGAGCGAGAAAGTTCAAATCACTGAAGTTTTCGGAGATGGTGAGGTTGCTTATTATTTCGGTCGACAGCCGATGGTTTTCAATCTTTCAGGTATCCTCATCGACAGCCCTGATAACAACTGGTTCGTAACTTGGCTGAGAATGTTCTCCGATGTTCTACGAGGAACTCAACTTGCTAAGAACTACGAGTTGCTGACGCTGGTTCTTCCAAATATGACAATCACAGGCTCTATTATGGGTTTTGCGTGGGATCAGCGTTCAGAAAGAGATGTAGATATCCCGTTCTCATTCCAATTCTTAGCTAAGAGTGTTGTTCCTACTGAACCTGTCGTAGGCCATATGATTACCAGTAATGCGTTGAATGCAGTTGATTTCAGTCAAGCTAATCTGTTCGTAAGTCAAAGCAGCATCAACTCTTTAAAGGCTCAAATGACGACTTTTACAACGACAATTCAAGACCCAAAAGCATCTCTTCAGGATAAAGGTACTGCGCTGCAAGGGGTAGGGGCTGGCGTTGGCGGGGCCCTGGGAGTATCAAACTCATCTACAAAGGATGCAATTAATGGGTTCCAGAAACGCGTAGAAGGCTGGACAAAATCTGAGACTAGCTACTTTAGTTCAGTCAAGAAGTCCGCAATGTTCCAGACCGTAACAAGTTCTTTGATGGGGATTCGCACAAACTTGTTTGCACCGATTTACGGGGTTATGACAAGTCTTTCCAAACTTGTCAGCAATACGTTCAAGCAAGTAAAGGGCGTGTTTGATGCTATCATTCAACCTGTTAGAAACATTCTTCGAGACATTACTAACATCAGTAAGAAGGCCATCGCCCTAGTAAATCAGATTAACTCCTCGATTCGAGGTTTTGGTAGATATGTAAAAGGTCAGCTTAAGGGGGTAAAGAAGGATTATAAGGACGCTATAAAGAATCTGAAGAAGGCTGCAGGTGTTGTCGCTACAGCTCCTACTACCATTTCTCAGAGTATTTCCCACATGTTTCGCAATGGCGCAATCCCATCCTCTAGCCCTTTTCTATCTAATAGTATAAAATCGTCTTTCTCTCGGCCCGTTTTGACTGCAAGTCTGCCATCTTCTGGATCAGGGGCGTCTCTTTCTGTTAGAAGGGCAGTTCCTGTCAACAAGGCTGCAATTCTAAGAACGATACCTCCGTATGATCCTGTAACTTCTAATACTCTCTAATATGTCCAGTAGAACTTATTCGGGTACGCTTATTTTCGAAAACGTATTTGATGCGATCCCATCTTCTAACCAAACGCTAGTCAATGTAGCTAATGCGGTATTCTCCCCCTTCGTTAGGGTAGTTGAATACGACTGCGGGACAATGCTGGGTGAAGTGCATGCTTTGAACTTTGAAATAGAAGGTAGCAAGTCTGTTGTAACAGGTGATGTTATCAATAGAGCATTCATTGAATCTCAACTTTCTCAGGGTATATACGAGGTTCAAATAAGAAGCCTAAGCTCCTGCATCTCAAAAGACGGCGTATGCCAGGAATGTTTTAATGCATCTCTTCCAAATAGAACATATCCTAACATTGGAGATTACGTACAGATCCCACCTCAGTTTCAAATGCAATCAGAAGTGCTATCTATTCGGGCAGGATTCTCTTCTGCACAAATGTCGTTCACTTCTGATATATACGATACGATCACTGTTGTACTAGATGGAGTGGTTCTCCCTGCATCTGATTATTCTGTATTTGGGGATATTCTTACTCTGGCAACACCTGTTACACTAGACTCGAATATCGTAGTCAAGTATAACGTTCTATCACGCGCACCATTCTTTTACTGGCTAGCAAAGACTTACGGAGGCTCTCTTTTAGGTCTGAAACCTTTACCTATTCGCCCACTTACGTTGAAGCCAAGTTTATTATCTGCTGTAATCCCTGTTTCTGAAATCGATGTTATAATTGATAAAATTTCAGGTATGGAAATGGTTCCGGAAGACATGAAGCTATACTTTCCAAACACAACCTCGATCCTGGAAAAGGCTTTACTTGCTATTGCAGTAGACTCTATTTTCTCAAACGCAGTTAACTAAATAATATTTTTCTCATGGCTCAATTCCGTAAATTTGCACCTAAGACGACATATTCTGGCACAACGGCCCCAAAAGTCCCTGCGGCAAAGAACAACACGGATGTCATTGCGCCAGACGTAAAGCTATACATCGAAGGGGTCCAGGTACCTTTCGAGGCTATTTCTATCGCTCAGGCATATGGCCGCAGGCCAAGTGCAGATATTCAAATCCCACCTTCAAGTGGGCTTATGGATATTCTCCGTGGATACTCTCCGAAGGTTCATATTTTTTACAAAGATGATAACTATGGAGGAGATAGGCTTCTCTTCTGGGGCGTTGTCACTTCTACTCGATACCACCGCTCACGTAGAGGACAGGGATCATCCTCTATTAACTTCCATTGTGAGCACAAGAATATGCTCGCAGATCAGTTGACCCTGGATTTCACAGGGTGGGCTTCTCCTGTGAATCCTAGCTTTGTAGACCCGAACTTGTCAAACTCAGTCTACAAGCCTAAGGCATTGAACTCCAAGTTCATGATTGTTCACGCCTTGAACGGTATTACTGGAGTGGCAACAGGTGAAGAGATCATTTCGTCCTCGTCTACTTCGGAGAAGCTCTTAGCTGCGCCTACAAACAAGATCGACCCATCTCTCTCAATATTCTCCAAAAGACTGACGGGACTCCCCTCTGCATCTGTCAACCTTTGGAATCAATTGCGCAAAGACGTGTACGCAGACAAAACACACAACGTAGCACTGGCTACGATGTACATTCCACTGATCGAAGATTCACTGGGAATGTTCTCTCGCATGAGTGGACATCCTCTCTTAGAGAACAAAGTACAAGACGCCAAAGGTCCTTACTGTAAAGAACAGGACTTGAAAGACGTTTCTGTAATGACGCCACCTATTTTTAGCTTGTCTATAACTTCCGCTATTCAACGACAGCTTGGAGTAGAGACTATTGCTAACCAGATTGGGTTCTCAGGAGAGCTTACGTCTTTCCCCCAGATGCTGGAAGCGTTCTACGGTAGTATCAATTACGAAATTCTTACACTTGCAAGCCCTGCGGAAATCAACGTAGATCCTGACGTTTTTACAGATGACTTTAGCAAAAGTGGCGTAGTCAAGTCTACGATTGAAACGGTTATCAAGCCTCAGCTACCGTTCTACTACGCACCCATCTGCAATGTGCTTTTGCCGAGAATGTACGAATCGATTCAAATCGACCAAGAAGAAGCCGGCGTGCCTTCTCGGGTAACAGCTTCTCACGACGGTCTTCACGGGCAAGGCGGATCCCAAGCTTACAGCGTCAACTATCGTGGTCCGCACACAATCAGGGAAGCTGTTGCGTATAACGCTCTTTTAGCTAAAAATGAGACACCTGACAACCTGAGCCTGGCCTCTGTCAAGAGTTATTCCTATGCTATTCCTGGTAAGTACGAGCAAGGCAAAGGTATTCGCCCTGAGGCAACTGGGTTTCCTTGGTGGCTTGCTACATTAACCAGTAATTCTTCTGCGTCCGGTGATAAGTCAGAGAACTATCCGCTAAGAGGAACTGACGCCTATAACGATATGATGGCATTGAATATCGAGTGGCAACAGCGTAACGGCACGGATATTAATCAAGCCGATAGCGTCATGACGACCAAGCCTAATTTGAACAAGGCCAAGTTAAACCCCTATGATCCTAGAAATGGTGACATTCTCCCTCACGAAAGACTACTGTTTTCTACAGTAGACTACGAGTTCTCCAAGAGAATTGCAGGGTCCAGAGCAGGGACCATTGAGGCAGCTTTCAATCCTTATATCATACCTGGCTATCCAATGGATGTGATTGACGACAGTCCAAACCATCCCAGCTTCCACGGCATGTGTATTTCCGTCAACCATACGATCACGTCACGCAGTATTGGGACTACGATTGGTATGGCTGCTGCAATGACATACGCTGAGCTATCTAACTACTATACGCCACCCTCGCCGCCGTTTTTGCAAACTGCACTGAACTTGGTTAATTCTGAGATTGACGAAGAGGTTTATAATCTCGTCGCTGATTACAGCACAACGCCTTTCTCAAATGTATCTTCAACATTACTTCAGAACCCTGCAGCCAAAGCTTCAGCGGATACTTTTTATAAACAAGTCCTAGGTGTAGGAGCAGCTGCACCCGACGAACTTATTCACTTCTCGTCAGGAAGAGCTTATCCTGTTACTCGAAATGCCGGGGTTTTCATCCCTACTACAAACCCCGCAGGGAGCACTATTCCAGACCTTACAGGCCACGCTCATAGCGAGGTGAGGGGTAGACACACGATTGACTATTATTCGACTGTAGGCTCTCTACGGCTTGTGTCCAGACCGATCGAGAGCAAGGATAGTATCTCATCCAAGTTCGAGTACAACTTCATCGACATGGGTCCAACTCAGTACAACAACACGTTCATGAACTACGTCAATCCAATTCTTGCAGCCGGGTTTTATCTTGAGCCCGGGGCTAGTTTGTTCTTGGATTATATGGAAACAGAAGACTTCATCAAGGCAAGTAAGGTTCTAAACTAAACCATGGCAAACCCATCCCTTGACAGCTTAGAGTCGTCTTACGCAGGCACTCCTAGAATCCAATCAATTCCTTCAAACATGCTCCGACAAGGAGTCATGAGTGACACCAGCAGCGCGCCAGAATGTTTTATTAATCAACGATTTAGCAACAAGTTGCAGGCTTTCATGATCGGGTACGTGAACACGGTTTACTCTAACTACTCTGTATATGCAGTCTAATCCTATTCCCCTCGCCGCCTCCGAAGACGAAGAAGACTACACCCCCGTCTTCCACTCAGTCTCTGAAGAACGCCGAGCCCAAGACTTAGCCATGTACCATCAATGGAACAAAACCAAGTCCCGCGAGGACATGGGTAAGCTTGTGAACCAGCTTTCTCCTTTGATTTACAAAGAAGTCTCCAGAGCTTCAGGTACATTGCCGACTGCAGCACTCAACGCTGAAGCTAAGAAGTGGACTGTCAAGGCTATTCAGACGTTCGAGCCAGAACGAGGTTTCGCCTTGGCTACGCATGTCATGAACTATCTCCCAAAGGTTCGCAGACTTAACTACAAGTATCAAAACGCTGTACGTCTGCCTGAAAACATGCAGCTTCAGTTCCACGAATACAACAAATCTTTAGCCCAGCTCTCAGACGAGCTTAATAGAGACCCAACTGAAGAAGAGATGGCCAAGCACCTAGGCTGGAGCAAGGCTTACGTGGTTAAGTTCAAGGGAAGCCTGTACGCTGACCTACTTGAAGGAGCCTCAGAAAAACCAGCTGAGCTGAGTCACTACTCGGACAACTCTATTTTGTTCAAGCATTTACTAGAACAACTGACACCTCAGGAGAGAATGATCTGGGACCTAAACAAGGAACTATCCTCGACTGAACTTGCAGCAAAGCTTGGTGTAAACATTAACCGCCTGAACTACCTGAAGAACTCCTTGAAGAACAAGGTGTTGAAGCTAAAGACAGAGTTGGGGGTTCAATGAGCACAGCAATCGAACAGTGTAGAGAAGGGTTTGCAGCCCTGTCTGCCTATTTCGAAGACATGGCCCAGTATGTATCTGACGGAGTTGAACTCCCGGATCCTTACTTGCTTTACGACGGGTTGAACTTCGAGGAGATTTTGACATATCTTCGACTCAACACAAATTCAGCCGCAGACTTCTCTATTGGTGCAGGCATCGAGGGTATCAACCATTTCGTAGCCGTAGAAAGGGAATTAGCCATGACTGAGACAGGGAAGACTTCTATTTATATCTCTGCTATTTCAGAGGCACAAAGAGAGGCTGACTTCTTGGCTCAGAACGCTGTGTTCTTACCAGGGGTTATGAGTGGTGCTCCGACTAGTGGGAGTCAGTGCTAATGGCAACTTCTTCCAACATGCGCGTAGGCACTGCCACCAACCTTGAGCCCGGTGGCAGCTACGATCTTCTTCTCATTAAATTTGAAGGGACTTACCCGGAAGGGAAAATCTCTTTCGGCCTATACGACGTACCTATGAAAATTACCGGACTCCAAAAAGTAGCACAAGTCTTCATGAAGATCCTCTTTACGGGAAAAGGATCGGACCCTTTCTATCCAGATCGAGGAACCTTCTTTGCTTCGCTGACCTCTGGCGCAAACATCACTCTCAACGATGCAATCTTCATTACCAATCTTCGTGAATCCATTGAAGATGCCAGTAATCAAACGGTTGCGTCATTGAATGCGTACAACGCTGACGCTTCAAGCTGCCTGGATAAGGCTGTGCTGCTTAGCGTAGACAAGCACGACGAGGGCTTCTTGATGTATGTAACGTTGACGACGATGGCCGGTGAAGAGGCTGCTGTCGCGGTACCGTTCCCGGAGTTTGGTCTGGGTTGAGGTTTCAAAGCTTAAAAACGGCCCGCCTTGTGCGGGCTTTTTTACGTGCGATGTTTAAACGAGTTTTAAGCCATTTAAAACCCTAACCCAAGGCCAGTGTAGCCACACCCATTTAAAACAGCTCTAATGGCCTTCCAGAGGCCTTCTAGAGGAAGCCTGGGGTAAGGCGGAAGGAGCCCTACAGCAACCATACCGCCGATCTGTCCTGGGATGGCTTTGGGACTCAAAACCGGACAAGAAGCCATCCTCGTTTTCGGTTTTCGGACAAAATGGACGGAAAGTAGACAGGTGTCCTAAAACTTTTTAGAAACTGGACAAGCCTTTTCCCTGTGAAATCAAGCACTTAAGGCCGTTTGTCCAATTGTCCTAAAATTTTTCAGAAAAACATATACAGCTTTAGGAAAAGTCACTTCAACTTGCAGCAACACTAGGGAGCGTCTGTATTATAAATATAAATTTTAAAAAGTAAGTA